GATTCAGATGATGACTCTGAAGAGGAGGAAGAGGAAGAGGAAGAGGAAGAAGAACTGACCGGAGATCAGCTAGCCGAAATGGATTTCGAGGAACTCGAGGATGTATGCGATGATCACGATCTCGACACAGATCCCGATGACTACGATGAGGATGACATCGAGAAATTCAGGAAGGCAATAGCAAAAGAGATGGGCCTTACACTGCCTTCAAAGAAAGCCGGTAAAAAGGGTAAAAAATAATCCCATCTAACTATGCTCACATGCGGGAGGAGGAAACTCCTCCCATTATGAAAACCATTAACCAAATTAAAATACACAATCATGGCAACAAAGAAAAATGCTAAAGAGGCTAAGGAAGCCAAAGGCAAGAAAGGCAAGAAAGAACTCACTCCTGAGCAGAAGGCAAAGAGAGAAGCAAGAAAGGAAGCTCTCAAGAATCGTCCTGCGGGTCAGAGACCTAATTCAAAGCAGATCGATATCATCGAGGTAGAGGGTGCAAAGGGCAAGGTCCTCAACTTTGCGGCTCCAGTAAGGAAGAAAGGATGCCTGGTAACATCAGTGGTAGTTGACGGAGAAGGAAACATTGTTTCATCATCCGTAGCTATGGTAGCTGATGTAAGGATCAAAACCAAGAAAGGCCACGGCTATTTCCAGCCGGGTGCTCCTGGAAAGGGCAAAGATGAGGTAGAGGAGGATGAGGCTCCAGAAGCTGATGCTGCAGAAGCTGAGGAAGAGGATTAATTTTCACTTCACACAAACCTTACTTTCATAGTTTTTAGTAATTTATAACATGGGCCTGGGATGCTGGGAAGTATCTCAGGCTTTTTAATTTTCAGGGCTTATGGAATTTACACAGATAGAACTAGCAACAATATTTGCTGCATTATCCATCACTCAACAGGAATACTTGGATATCAAGGATAATCCTCCTCAAGATCTTACAGAAGAAGATTATGGGATGATTGATTCCATGATAGAATCTTGCGGGACTTTGATGGATAAATTGGAGAAGGAGATATCCCAAGAACCCGAAGTAACACCGAGACCATCATGGGGAGGCCAAAAGAAATAAACTACCGCATCCAGGATCTCTACCAAGAATACATGAAGGTAGAGGGATATCTCAAGAATGAGAGAAGACCTGGACCAATAGCTGCATTTCGAAAACAGAAGAATCAGCTGTATCAGAAAATCCAATATGAAATAACCCGCATCAAGAAATGCTTTTCAGGGAGCATAATAAGGGTGAAATACTTGCACAAAGAGCAAGAAAAAGAAATACTGCTAGTAAATATATCTGCGGAGGATGCAGAATATCTGGTGAATCTTTATGCTCAGGTCATCACAGGTCAGGAGATTGCAATAAAATCAATCGAAGAGATCACCCTTTTCGCTCCTGAAAAACTATAAGTGAATAAACCAAATCAGAAGTATCATGAAGACAAAGAAAAAGGTTAAAGAACCATCAGTAACCTCGATGTCAAAAGAGCTCGGGGATTACCTTAAGAAAAACAATTTGGATCCTGACAAGGATTGGACTAATGATCCGGTTCACGGAAAGAAGATCAAGAAGCTCATGCAGGGCATCCGAGTAAAATCCAACAAGAAGATGCATGAGAAACATGTAGAACAGGATGAGAAGAAGGCTCTCAAGGAAAAGGCAAAGGCAAAGGCCGAGAAGAAGCTGGAGAAACCAAAGGACAAGGTTAAGCCAGTAACCAAACAGCCTAATGCCTATGATTATCCTCAGGTGAACGGGGAACCGATGCCTCAGGAACTTCGGAAGAAATACCGGACTAAGATGAGAAGGCTTCTCAAGGCCAATACTTCTCAGGCTCAGGCAGAAAAGATGGCTCTTGAATTCGTCCTTCAGGGCATGTCAGTTGAAAAGACTGCTAAGCCCGAAAAGACTAAGAAAGAGAAAGCAAAAGCATCCAAACCTTCAAAAGAGAAGAAAGCTAAGAAGAAAAAAGTAGTCGAGGAAGACTAATTATCTTCAACTAACTCTCATCACTATCATTGCAATGGATTTGAGTCTCCTTTTGATTGTTGGAACTGGGTTCAAGAGTTTCTCATATTATATAGGCAAAACACCGCAACAAGCTCAAATCAATTGCTCATGGCAAGGGTCTTGGCTGGGAAGTCCGGACCCTTATTTTTTAGCCGTAGAATGGGCTGATATCAACAGCTGTGAATAATTAAAGCATATTTATATTATATTTGCAATCATTAAAAAATAATAAGGATATGATAATAAAACCCTTAATCAAGGCTAGCAGCATATATACTTCTGCACATCTTCTTGACTACATCCTGGAGATAAATCAGAAGGCGATATATGAGATCTCGGATATCAATGAATGGAAGATCCTGATGGACAATTTCGATATCACCAAAAGTGAGATAATCAACATCAAGGATTCCATGATAGGTCTTTATCAGGATATCAGAAACTGGATAAACAAAGAGGGCAAATTGCCTGATCATACTAGTGTAATATCTACTAAGTGGTATAACACTCTGAAATCAACTCTGTATATGATAGAACCTGAATTGATCAAGTCAGGCAAAGCAACTCAGGTATATGATCTCTGGGATTGGTTCTTTGAACAGGATATGATAAGACAGGATACCTATATAGATAGGCTAAAAATAATAAAGCTATGAAATGGGAGGTCAAAGAGACACCAGATTCCTCTAGGATAAGAGAAATCAGGTACATGGAAACTACACCCGATTATGGGGTTCTAGAAGTGCATTTTCGAGATAAGAACAATTCTCGGTATACCTACAGCAATATACCCAGGATAATCTGGGCAAAGCTATACTTTGCTGAATCAGTCGGCAAAGCTTTTGAAGAACTGATAAAATACAATTACAAAGGGAGGAAGCTATGATAGAAGAATACCAAGACATTGACAGGAGAGCTAATAGGGACGCTTCTAAGAACTTCACTAATGGTCTCCTAACATTCATCACAATTGGAACAGTATTCTATACCTGTTCAATGATTCTAGATTCTCAGGAGAAGAAAGCTCGGGAAGCAGAACCCCTGAGATCGGGCATGCTCAAGGGAGTAGATCCCACAAGAGATGTATACGAAATCTCAGGAATAGATCCTGTAACTCTAGAAATATACTATGACGGGGACAGGGTACCAGAATGGAAGCTCAATGATCCTCATCCTGCTCCACCAGTCATCATCCACGGTGATCCTACTGATTTGACTAATCCAGATGTAGTAGAACAAATACTTCAAACTGCAGACTTCTATGACTTGCTCGAAAAATATGCAGACTAAGATCCAAGAGGCAGCATTGGAAGCACATATCCAGTGCTGCCCTTATATGACGGCTCAGATCGGAGAACCCATCGACAATGCGACTCCTCGAAGAACGGCCAAGTGCGGTTTGGGCAACTACTATTGCTCGGATATCCACTGCTACTACATAACCTCATTCAAGGACAAGATGAAAGAGCTCCTCTCATCAGCTGATTGAAGTGGTTTATTGCATAATATAAAAATGCAATGTATCTTTGCATTAAATAATAATAGGAAACAATATTTATAAACCTTTTAAAACTTTTTAAGTATGGAAACTACAAACAACTCAGCAGCTCAGAAACTCCAGGAAGTTATCACTGCAAAGACTATGGAATCTCTTCAGGCAACTCCTAAGAAAGAGACCAAGAAGGCTTCAACACCGAAGGCCAAAAAGACCCAGACTCCTAAAGATCCTGAAAAACAGGTCATCAAGGAAGTCAAGAAGCAGAACAAGGCAAACCTCGTAGAAGAGGTTATTTCCAACCGGGAGGTAAAATACCTCTATCCTGCAGATTGCCAGGATACCCTCTCCAGAAAGAAATGGAGACAGAAGGTAAGAAATGAGATCAAGAGACTCAAGCTGGTCATGGCAGACATTGCCGATAAAACCTCGAAAGAGTATCTCAAGGCAGAGAAAGCATACAATGCCTACTATAAAAAACATGTAAAAGCCGGAGCATAAGTCATATCTTTATTATCTACAATCCAAATCAATGCTCGTGCAGGATGCTCTTAGCTTTTACCCAAAAGGGAGAGGGTCAACACCGTACTCTCTCCCTTGTTTATTAACCACTCACAAAAACTTTTAAGACATGGTAGAGCTAATATCTGCTAAAGAGGTGAAGAAGGCCAACATGGAACTGATTGCTCTTCATAAGAGATGCCTTCTAAACTATCTCATTCAAAAGGATCTATCCTCAAAGAACCGTAGGAAATTCTTCATTGTCTACGATCACTTCATCACTCCCAGCAATATCAGGGAGTATTTTCCAAAACCACTTTCTATCTTTGTAAAGACGCTAGTATTGGGAAGACTCGATGAAATTAAGAATTTCAAGAGATGCACTAAAAAGTCTCTGCGAGCTTCCAAAAAGGGGAGAAAAATACACTATGTTTAGATTCCAAGTAAAGAATTTGCCAATCGAAATGACTGGGGTGAGATTCAAAGACTTACACAACAATTTCATTGAATCTTGGATACCAGTATCAGATATAATGCAGGAAGTGATCAATGAAGATTCTACTTTCCTACCAGACTATGGAATAGCTGGATATTTCCACTTTGATCCAGTTCACGGATCCCTGTTCCAAATATGCGAGGGAGGTCCCCATATACTATATGTTACTGGGAGGCCAAAATCCAACGAAATCCCACCAGAACATCGGAAGTATTTTCAAATTGAGGATGCAATATATCGATACTTCTGGGAAGACTCCAAATACGGATATTTAACACAAGTGATATATAAACATGAGGACTAAAGATTATATTGCCCAGTTCCGTCTCAATGAGATGGACTGGGATAGAAAGAAATTCTTCCGAGCCTTAGAACAGGAATTCAAGGATCGGATTGAAATTACCATCGAGGCAAGGAAATCCATGGGATGCACCTTTGAATTTAATCACTTTACTCACCTGGTAAAGGAGATCCAAGAGAAATTCTGGAGCATATCAGCACATAAATCTGGGGAGCCTTTTAGTAAAGCCCTCTTTAGTGCCTTTTATGCTTCTGTGATAATTAAATACCGAGCCAAGTATTTCCCAAAAGAGGATGCCGAGATCAAGGCAAAAAGGGAGGCTCGGATGTTAAAGGAAGCCCAATCCCAGAAATAACTAATCCTTGTTGGACAATACCCAAATCCAAATCCTGACCAATGTCAAAAAATCCGTTATCCAAGGCATCCGAGATCCTTAACTTCTTGGTAGCCATAGGTATAAAACCAACAAGGATTTCTCTAAAGCTCCTCAACAGGGAGCTTTTTCTATGTCTTAAGTTCAAGGGGACCAATTCTAGGATACTCCGGATAGATACCTGTCTGAGATCAGGCCTTGATATCAGGTACCGAGAAAGGTACACCACCCAGATAGTGGGCAAATCTATTCTAGTGAACCTGAAAATGGGCTGCCCTACAACAAGGGCCCTTTAATCATTTAGGCCTATCATAGTGAATGTACTATTTCCACTAAAGATTTTTCACATTATGAAACAAACAAGAACTCTGCGAATACCCAGGCCTTCAGGAATTACACAGATGCTTCATGAATATCATGCTACAGGAGACAGCAATACCCTATATAATGCCCAGAGGATATTCATACAGCAGTGGATCCTGAATAATGGCCTTGTATGCGGCCGATCATTTAGTCCAGACAAATTGGCTGAATTCATCAAGTGTGATCCAGGCCGCATAAGGGAACACATAAAGGAGAACATGATGATGGGGTCCAAGCTCTGGGACAAGAATGCTCAAGAAGAGATGATGAACGCACTCATCGGTCAGCAATTAGCCTGGGCAATGGAAGACCGAATGGATGCTTCTCAACAGGTAGATATACTCAAGAGAGCACAGGGAGGCAAATATGCTCCGTTCATAACGTCTGAACTCAACAAAGCTCTCACTATCAAGCAATCTTCTGGAGGAGCTCTGAATCAGATATTCAGAACACTTTCAGGAGGAGGATCAGTGAACATATTCAACAACATAACTCAGGCTACTCAGGTACAGAATATAACCATGGAGGATGCTCTCAAACTTATCAAGGAAGAGAATGACAAACTTCCAGTTGCTAAAGACACTGAGCAGCTGTTCCCAAAAGAGACTGCATATCTAGAAGCCCATTATGACATAGAAGAGATGCCAGAAGTAAATGCTATGAAACAGCAGGGATTCAATGCAGAGAAGGAGGGACTACATATAAATGTATCCAAAGCACAGATATCCCAAGTGATAGATGACTACAAGGGAGCTCTTGCAGAATCAGATGAAGCCCATCACGATATACGCAGAGAGATAATGGAAAACATAGACAGGGATGCAGAAGATCCCGAGTTAGACATATATCCAGCCTAAGGTCATTTTATAACAATATTTTGTCATCGCAGAAACCAGCTGGGAAGCCCGTTTCTCTGACGTCGGTTATTTTGTTTCAGATTGTTTTCACACACACTTTCAATTGCGGCTCTTACTATGGCTGGAGGTAGGGGCCGCATATTTTATATTAAAATCTTTATTATATTTGCATTGCAATCATAAAAATAATAAAGATATGGACCAGGTTTACAAAACTTCACAGGCAGCAATCCTCACCAATGAACTCATTGAACAAGGTTTTCCAATCTATGCTGGAAGATCTACTGAGGACATGGCTATTTTACACAAACCATTAACTCTTAGACCAAGTGCAACTACTGGTACTAAGATGTACTTCTACAATTTAAACAAATATTACTTGCTATTCAGTGGAAATTCCGTTCCATGCATAGCAATACAGGATCACTTATATCCTCTCTTCAAAGTCAATGCAGATCAGGAATGGACTCCTCTCTTCAAAATATACCACCCTCAGCTAAGAGTGGGTAACGAAAATGGGGTTACTATTCCTGTAACTCAAATAGTTGTTCAAATAACTGAATTAAAACATTTACGAAAGGGATTATATCTATCCAAAGATGGAGCAGCTTTACCTATCTTGGATGTAGACGGGGATGCTGAAGATGGGGAAGATATGACCTATATTTCCTATGGAGATCCACTACAGGATATCTTCTATGGTCCAGTATATCAGGGCTCAGAGGGTATTCACGATGAAAAAAACAATCCCATTCATATCTTTGCAACCTATCTGATCATTGGATAGGGTAGATGCAGGGAGCTCCTAAGTGGGCCCCTGCATTTTTATTTATATTATTTGTATATTTGCATAAATAAAAATTTAAAAGATATGGACCAAAGACTCAACACCTTTAAAATCATTGCTCCTCCGAATACGGGTATGACTCCAGAAGAGCTCCAAGACCAATACCTCTTCATTTATCAGGACTATCTTCAATCTCCTCAGATAGTAAGACACTGGGTACCTGATTCAGTGGCTATCATGAATGGAGGAGATTATCCTCTAATAATAATCAAGCTGGCTCCTGCTAAAGATTGCCCAATACCTTGGCCTTCAGCAGATGAACTAGTATTTCAAGGAAACAGAATACTCTGGCCTTGGGACGATGAAATCTCTTATGCTCAGGTAAAAATACTGAGAAACGGATACTTACTTATTATTCACGAACTTTAAAAACTCTTTAAGCTATGCAACACAATCACGTTTTGACTTTCATTGATACCACCTCAGTTAAGGTATTCAATGATGACTTTCCAACAGTCACAGTCCTTCAACTCAATCAATATCCATCCAAGAAAGCTGCCTTCAAGGATTTTCTGGACTACCTCATAGATGAAAGCTGGCCAGATGATGAAACTACTCCTGAAGGGCTGGCTGAATACATAGAGGACTATATTCAGGTAGATCTTAATGATCTGGAAGAACCTTTCAAGGGGAGTATAGACTTACAGGAGGAACTCATAGACTACATAAAATCGGGAGAATACAAACCCTTTGAACAGTAGAAGCCATGAATACTTATATATTCTGGGATAATACCCTATCAAATAGCTTGCCTGTATCGATTATATCCCCTGGGCTTAAACAGGCAATCCTATATTATATTGACCAGGATTCTAGAACGCTTGAACAACTCAAAGAGATATATGGAGAGTCCGAATATAATGAACTTCAACTTAAATTCATAGATCTCTTTGACAGACTAAATTCGGAGGATATGTCCATATTCATGATAGATCCTAAATCTCATGAAATATACACCCCTCTGAAAAACCTTTCAGATCAGGCTTTAATAACTATGAATACGGTTAAATTTCGGGGGGAAATGGGATTAAATCAGGAGGACTTAAAATGACACAACAAGAAGAACGAGAAATAGCTATCAAAAATGCTTCTCTCAAAAAATTCCTACTTAAGAAAGATACTGCAGAGGGTATGCAAACCTATTGTCGAATGTATCCGGGAATAGATAACCCATTCATCAGATCTTATCCTGACTTGCCAACAAAGGCGGAAATGCTACGAAAGCTTAGCCAGGATATAGACTGGTATAATCAGGAAATAGACAAATTACAGAACCGAAATCAATCATCAACTAAAATATCATTGCTATGACACTTTCAGACTTAATGAACTTGATTATGTTAGCCCATGAACAGGGTATGGATCTTGAAAAAACCGATATACTCATCAGACTTGTAGATGGAACAAGGTATGATTTTACACCTGTGGTCCTTCAATCAAAAAAGCCTGAAGAAATTTATTCTAAGGTATATCTTCTCCCTGAACCCCCAGAGCTAGAACCTGATACCAAATTCGAAGATTTCCTGAAAAAAGCTAAAGAAACAGCCCAGAGAAATCGGGAAGCCAGGGCCAGGAAGTTGAGCTGATGCAATATTTAATATTAAATTTGTATATTTGCATATATAAAATAATAAAGATATGCACCAACAAAACAACACTAACATGAAAACACTGCATCAACTCATCAACAACATGCTCGTACATGAGCTTCAGAATTACCTCCACGCACCTGGAGAATTCCTTGAAACGCTTGTATACACAGGATTCGATAAAACGCTTGAATTCTACAACTTTAAGAACTCTGCAATCGATCCAATCGGAACTGCAGAAGACATTGCTCAATTTCTCAAGAACAATCCCTATGCAAAAGACTTTGATCACGGGGAGATCTTACTGAAAGGGGGAGAAAACGAAATACTCTACCATCTGGTATTTAATATTACCTCTCTCAAGGGAACTCTTCCTGATCTGGTATCTCACTGGAGATTTCCAGAAGACATTGTTGCATGGAAACATGATGCTGAACAACTCCATCTGATATTCATTCACAAACTCTGATAAGCTATGCTAACAACTAAAATATCACATGGGCTCCTGGATCTGGGTATCCTGGGCTCATTCTTCAAATCATATATACTGACAACGCCATACCAGACTACAGTACGTGTAAAACGCAGCAACAAGGGCTCAATAATTACTGGAGCCTATACCTTTTCACATACCTTTTCGATCAACAATATGCTGAGCCTGGACTTATTGCATACCATGCAAGAGACACTAGTTCAAAGAGGATTCCCAAGAGACACAACAATAAAAATCAAAGACAATGCAATACTTATCTCTGCGAACCTGCCGGAATAAGCCCCTGATAGAGCTATTGGTTGGGGCCGATGCAATATTTAATATATTATATGTATATTTGCATAAATAAAAATGCAAAATATGCAACACACAACCAACACAACACAACAATCACAACTCATTAAAAATCAAACAATTATGCAAAACAATCTCAACATTCCGGCTGGGCTTGCATCAAGACTCCAGACCATCTTCAACTATCATTACGATGCTATCATGCGGGACATCGAGGTCGAACTCCTCACTCTTCAGGCCACTGATCCCAAACTTGCTGCTGACCTCCACGACCACTTTACTGCAGTGCTCGAAGAAGGCTGGCCAATCTCAGAAGACGAACTCATCTAAGGGGCCTGCAGTTATCTGGCTTATACACGATGACTGCATGGTATACTTCGACTACGTAGCCATTCCTAAAGAAGACCTGGAAGAAGCAGAAGACTACATCATCTATCAAAACAACGGATTAACAATAGTAGAAGACTGCTAAAAACACCAAACTATGATACGAGAACTCAATAATGAAGACTCTCTGGGAATCGTTCTAAATGCCCTCCTAGAGCACAAAGACAAAATCATACACATAAACATATGCTTCAAACCAACTCCGGACTTTGAATACAATTATATCACTGTCCGATTCACTCCATGGGTAACCGAAGAACAATGGGAACTCTTCTACAAAATGATCAAGGAAAACACAGTAGACCTATACCATGAATACTTCAAATACCAACTCGAAGGTAACGCAGTTACCAGAGAAATCAACCTCATTCAAATCAAATACTTATCATGATCACTAATATCTTCCCACAAGTCCAAGAAGCTGTAAAAAGACTACTCAGAGTAGATGACCTCAGCATCATAAACTACCAGATGAATGAATCCAATCTGGACCCTCTAATCTTCAACTATGAAGTACTCAAACTAGATGCTCAAGGATACAATGACCTATATTGCATCTATGATCAGGAAAATCATACCATCTCTACACCGAATCCCCTCGAGGATCCGACTATGATCCCATCCGATGAATTCCTTCCATTCCAAATCCACCTCTTCCCCCAAAACACAGGAGTATCCCTACTAATCTACATCAGTATACCACTCAAAGAGAGTTAAACCATGGACACTTACTTAGTACTAGCTCAAAATCTAGATGGTCAAGAACCCATCGTAAAAATCATCCCAGCCTTCAACATACCAGGCTTAATGAGAACCTTCAATCTGTGGTTTCATAAAAAATATCCAGAAGAATCACTAGACGACTATGACTTCTATATCTATCAAATAGCATCCTATCAAATAACATCCGAGCCAATCCCCGTAAAATTCGACCACTGGGAAAATTAAAAACAACAACACCATGAAATACATTATACTCTACCAGACTGAAGAAGATCCTTTCTACGTCCAACCTTATGTTACAGAAGCTAAGACTCCTCAGGAAGCTAAGAAAAACTGGGTAAAGGATCATCCTGATAAATATAAATCTTGGCAATCCTACATTCAAAGGACCAAAGAAGTAGATACCCTCACAGTATATCTACATAAGGATCAAGGAGACCTCCAAGAGGTTCTCCCTTAACTCTAAACATAAAATCTAGGCTCTTCTAACAAAACTCTCTAGGAGAGCCTCTATTAATCCTAATAATAACCGACAAGCATCCTCTGATAACCTCTGCCCAAAAACAAGGAAATATCAAGGATCACATCCTCGAATAACGCTCTCAAAAACCAAGAGACAATCAAATAATCAGGCTCCTACGAATAACCCCTCCCAAAACAAACAACAATACACTATCCTCTATATCACAGACCTCATATATCATACACTAATATAACCTCACATACATATACTTCAATATCATATACAATATACCCTTCAGGCTCCTATCAGGCCCTTCCCCTCTTTTTAATGCAAAATCGCACTAATTCTGCTTTTCATCTGCTCCCACCCCCTCTTGATGACTCATTCGCTTAGTGTGTCCGAGGACCCCTCAGGGGGTATGGAGGCTCCTGTGAGCAGTCTAAACGAGCCTCTAGAAGCACTTTGGAGCGATTTGGCCCTATTGAGAAATAGCTATCTTGAACAAACTAAGCCCAAAAGCTACTCTAGAGCACAACTATTAAGACTTAAAGCCCTTAAAAATATACCGATCCGACAGCCCCGAAATACCATCCGACGCTTAAAGTCAGGTATAGATCAGGTACCTGAAAAATACCTACTCCTCAAAAACTGATCCTAAACTGATACCTCACGTTTTACCGATTTTACTTACCCCTATAGAAATCAGCTCATGCTCTCTTAAACTATCAGTTTCCTCTAACTTTATACTATAGTTGTCAACTGACTAAAATATGCTCTCAACAGATGAGCCTGGGAGCAGAATAAAATGATACCTGACATTTGAGCTATTTAGCTATACCCTATATATAAAAGCTTATCATTTTACCGTGTTTTTGAGCTAGATGAGAGTAAAATCAGAGTAAACTAGGCCTTACTGAGAATCCGACGCTTGAATCTCGGATAGAGAATTGAGCTACTCAGGCCTTAGAACAGTATAACTCAGGATCTCACAGGATCCGATGATCTAAAGCCTTGGTACCTTGAACCCATCGACAAGGACCTTTCAAGGATAAAGGCCTTATCCGACGTCGGTAACCCAATAGCCTGACCTGTCATCCGACACTTATTGATAGGGCCTGATATTAGGGCCTTGAATATATCACAGAACGCTTGAAGCAACCGACGCTTGAAGAGAAACGCTTGTAAATAACGCTTGTAGTTACTAGGGTTATTACGCTTGAATCTCTTTGACCCTCTAATACCCTACACCGCATTCCTCCTACCCGATCCTCTATACCCCCTACTATAACCGATCCTCTTCCTCCAACCCTATTCCTCTATCAGGTTCCTCAGTACCCCTATCCGAGAATTTTCCTCAGACACCCATCAACAAGGGCCCTAATGAAATTCAGGCCTTACTGGCCATCGAGGCCCATTATACCCTCCCAATACCGACGAATCATTCTACCGATATTAACCCTCCGATAGAACCCGAATCCCTGAGCCTGATATTTCGGCCGATAGGAAACCGATACCTACCCATCAACCACCTCTCTCGGGACAACTAGGCCTTACCGTCGAACGAACCCATCAACAATCCCATCTACAACCGACCCTCTTACCGACCGACCTTACCGACGATTCCCCCCCCTATACCCTAAAATGGAATTTTTCAAAATTGCGTGCTTGGTGCATCTGGAAAATCTGGAATTTAGAATAATTCTAAATTCTAATTTTGAAAAATTTTAAATAAAAAAATTTTTGTCGAAAATGAAAAAAAATTTAATATATCAAAAAAAATAACTACCTTTGTAGTGCCATCAGATAGGAACACAAGTTCAAAAAAGTTTGGCACAATAATTGAAATAATACATATATAATATATGTAACTTATGAATGATAGTTAAATCAGTCGTTAACTCTCTATCATAATCATAAGACATTAGTATTAATATTTAAAAGAGTTAGCGCATTATGTATTATGGCAACTTCATTAGAGGCTTTGAAAAAGTTCAAAAGCGCAAACGGAATGATTTCTGAAAATAACTCCGATATATACAGGAGTGACATTTATGCCGAAATAGAGAAAAAATTGAATCGGAAATTAACAGACCGTGAAAAATCCCGTTATCGCGCCAAATTGCGCAAGAATTTGCAAGAATTCATTGCAACCTTTGCCGGTTGCAAAAATCAAGAGCAAAAAAAGGCTTTCAAAGCTGTTTTCCTTGATTATGCCAAAGGCGTTTATCAGAATCCATATATATTATATGGGTCTTCAAAATCCGCTGAAAAATCCGCTGAAATTGATAAATTCGTTTCGGATTTGGAGAAAATCAAATAATAATCGGGGGGATTAAATCCCCCCCTTTAAAAATCTTTGTTAAATTATGAATAAAATTAAAAAAGAATCAAATAAAATGATTGCCGAAATAGACAACCTATTTTCAAAAGGCAATATTAATGAAATAGGTTTTGCAAGGTGCATATACTTAATGCTTTATAACAATTATATAAGTTCTTGCAATATCGAAGCCGAGGAAATAAGTGAAGCCGAAATTGCCTATTTGCGTTCTTATGGCTGCAAAATTGAGGAAAAAGAAAACGAAATTGTAATAACATTATGAAATCACTTTCTGAAGTTACGGATTTTTGCAATAGATTTAAGACCATTGCAAGGCAGGAATTATCTGCAAAAGACATTATTTCAGTTTCGTTTCCGATAACTGAATTTGTGGGTTTTTATACCTTTATACGGGAAAGTTTTTCACGGATGAAAAATAAAAAGGTTTCACTCCTTAATAAGGGAGAACAAATTTATTTAAAGATTGAAAAATGTTAATAATAAGTGTAATTTTGTTGCTATTTGCAACAAGTTTCGATTTTAAGAAAATGCAGTGCAAACAATAATCATGCCAAATTTAGGGGATGCCAAAAGGTTGTCCCCTATTTTTTTAGGGAAAATTTTTGTTTATGTGCCACCGTGTCCCCCTCCGAATACCCCATCCTACACACGCATAGTAATGGGCCCACTAGGAAGACCCGTGAGTAACAGGGGCCGAGCCACACAAGGAAAGCCTGAACACAAGAAACCGAGACCCAGAGAGCCTCGGTAATTTTTTATCTACACCGACGTAGATTATCGGTAATGGGCCTATCCCTCCTTATTACCTTTCAAGGACTTAGAATCATTCAATCTCCTGCCCACTAGCTTATAGATAATCTCCTTAGCAGAACAATTCTGGATCAGGGAATCAGGATATTTCCCACAGGTCTTATATAGATGCCCGTTCCTTACCTTGACAAAGAAACACCCATAGCATCCCCCGAATACTTCCTTATCCAATGGAGGAACCTCTTCTAAAGTATAGATATACTTCTTAGTTATCACTTCCATGATACTACCCTCACCCCAACATAAAAGCCAATTCCTTCAACGGAATATCCACATCAATGTAATCAAAGCCTTCCCTCTTCATAATGATCCTTGACTTCTTATTCTGAGGATAAGGGCCCTCAATTTCAACTATCTCCTGAATCTCAGAGATATTGATCAACCTGTCAGGCAATCTCAAAAATCTAGTTCTCATTTTGCTCTAACTCCTTGTACCATTTAGTTACGGTTTCCATAATGCGTTCTTTAGTACTCTCTGAAGAATATTCCATATCATTTAATACCTCCTCAATGATATCTATATCACCACGGCCCCGAAAAAAGGTCAAAGGGAATAAACTCCATTCAGGATTCTTCTTAGCAAATCCCCTAAAAGGATTCCTGATATAGAGAGTGCCAGGAAAAGGATTCCTAAACTCATATTCTGGATCAGTTAACACTATCCAGCACATATAGGCTTTCACCATTGCTTTGTTGAATTTCATTTTGCTAGCTCCTCCTCTATTCTAAGGGTTATTGCATTACTCAAAGAGATATAAGTAGAATCCACCCTATATAACTCAAGGTAATTACTTCTATTTCTCTTTGACCTCAGGTTATACCAAGCTCTCAGGGTTGCAAAGCACTCAAAAAAGGAAGGTGAAAATCTCAGATTGTGATCCTTCATCCACTGCTTGAACTCGGGCCTGTAGATTTTAATTCGATGGTCCAAATCCCTTGGCCTTCCAGTGATGGTAAGCCAATAGATGAACCAGTCTGCTTGTGAAATGATATTGCCTCTCATACGATACCAAAAGATTAATATTAAGTATAGGGAAATAGAACTCCGAGAATCGCTCGGGTCCCTTAATTCTAAATCATTCTGGAATGAATACCTTATTTTTCATGCAGAACAGGAAGGTCGGCCAGCCTACCTCGTTCTCCATCCAACCTTTAAGCTGGAAGCCTAGCTATGGAGCAGACTCCACTACTCTAGTGGTTACTTTCAACAAACCATGGGAGTATGTGTCAGGAGAAACTTCCTGGCTAACGGTATCTAAGAAGAGCGGAGGCTCTGAGGTCAAAGAACCTGACACTGAAGAGATTACTCTGAATGTGACAGAGAATACCTCTGCCTCATCCTCTCGATCAGCTACTCTGCTATTCCGCTCAGAAGAAGTGGAAGTCAGAGTATCAGTAGAACAGGCAAAACACGATGCCTACACAATCAGCATCAATCCTACCTCAATCAGTCTGGAAAACACCTCTGGATCCTACAAAGCAGTGACGGTGACAGCAAATCAGGGCTGGACTGTCACAGGAGCTCCAGAATGGCTGGGAGTAAGCAAATCTACTGGGTCAGGCAATGACACGGTAACATTCACTACTCAGTCGGCTAACTCAGGAGCAGAGGCTAGAACCGGAACTATCACCTTCAGGGGATCACATAGTGGAAGTGCTACACTCTCGGTAACTCAGGTAGGTCAGGGATACAACCTCTCAGTGAACCCTACCTCTAAGACAGTAGAGGGCAAGGGAGGATCCTTTGACATTACAGTCACATCTAATGATACTTGGACTGCTAGCTCCAACCAGACTTGGGCTACAGTGAAAACCTCTGGAAATACTGTGACAGTGACTGTGACGGAATACACAGGAGACTCAGCAAGGAATGCTACCATATCCTTCTCTGGATCTCATGGTACCTCAGCAACTTGTTCAATCACTCAGAGTGCTGCCCAGATAACCTATGGAGATCCTGTAGTCACCATAAACTATTCAAAACCCGAATCACCAGATGCTCCTGCTGATGGAAATGATACAGTTCTGGTTGTATCCTTTACCCAGACTTGGGGATATAATGGTTCTACTACTGGGGGTGGTAGCATAGAATGGTCAACAGGAGATGATCCTATTGGATTTGATATAGAATGGTTCGGAGGTGCTGGCGGCTGGGATGGAGATTATGCCTACATAAGCGGAGATAGTCTGGGCACTACACCAAAAGCTAGAACCAAGATTGCTGATGTATACTGTACAGTCACTATCAATGGCAAGACTGGTACTTCGAATACTCTAGAGATATACCAGGAAGAGAACAAGGTAGAATCTGTAACCTTCACTCAGGGGTATCTATCTAAGTTAGAAGGTTCTTCAGGAAATTATGAGGCACCTTTCGTTGCAGGATCCTCAATAAGCATAGATGCTAATTCAGGACAGGCTTCAGCAAGCATTGCAGTAGTAGCTGCAGTAGCAATTAATGCCAAATATACTTCTAATGCTACTGATACCATATATCCAGAAGATTTGATCAATGGAGTAAAGACTGCCCCGGGAGATATATCTTGGTCAGGGGTTGAATTCTCTAATGCCACTATGGCTCCAGATGGTACTTATGAATACCCCGACCAGCCTATGGTGGGAGTAACCATTGATGAGAATAAGACTAATCTAGTAAGGAGTGGTGTATTAGAGGGGGATCTTCAGGTTGGTGATCTGGGATCCGATCACTTCTCTTGGACTATAACTCAGGCTAAAGCCGACAACTACTTGAATGTTAGCCCTGCTTCACTCTCATTTGAAGCATCTGGTGGATCTAAGACCATAGATATAGACACAAATGAAAGCTGGACTATAGAATAATCCAGCATACTCAAAGAATAACCCGGGCATTTTACCCGGGTTATTTTGTGTGTGTAGCTTTAGAAAACTTCTTTGATAGCCTAAACCAGGTGATAACTGCCCATATTGCAGTCTTTATTACAAGCACTGGGGAGAATGCCCACAGTGTGAGAAGAGTTGCCCAGTGTGGCCAAGACTTAGTGTCCCTCCCCTCATCATAGATTATCTTGTCAATAGCCTTGACTATTGCAAATCCTGCTACATAAGACAGGCAGAATAAGCACCAGAAAATTTTCCATCCGATTGTAAGAGTTTCCATGTCATGCAAATATTAGAGTTAACAATATCCCAGTTCCCACTATGAGAAGAGCTTTCTTCCAGAAGGCAGCCTTGATATCTGCATCACAGGAATCAAAGCAGTCTTTTATGAATTTGCCTCCAGAGGCAGCTCCCTCTGCTCCACTAATGATGTTTTTCAAAAAGGCATCTGTGATGAGCCATCCAAGCATGCCTCCTATCCAGTTTCTCTGTCCCATAATCCTATATTTTTATGTTTTTCTGATGCAAATATAATTATAAAATTTGGATTATTTTCTCGGCGGATGATAACGGCTGTATTCCCGTACCAGTATTATCACTAACCAGATGACTAGAATTAGCAATAGAATCCCGAGAACTATGAACGATGTCTTCATAAGTACTTCCCAATTAGCTTGTCCAACTTCTCATATACTCGAATGAGGGCATCCTGATCTAGCTTTCTATAGCCATTCTGGAGTTGGCTTATCTTCTTCTCCATCATGGATCGATAATGCAGGAACTTGTACTTGTTCTCATCCCAATTCTCTACTGTGAATGCCGATTTTGCATTCAGGACCTTGAGATCCCTGTCAACCTTCATCTGATTGTCCAGAACCAAGAATCCCTTTTCTACTTTGGTGATTGTGGCTTTCTCCACATGATACTGCCCATATACGAGCAAGTGATCTCCTTCGTGATATTTCATATTACTCAATCATATATAAGTTCATAAATGTATCGTACCTGTCTTCACTATATTGTACTTTTATAGTGACGACTTCAAACCTGAAGTTTTCAAAGTCTACCCGGGGTGCTCCAGAAGAGAAGAGGGGAGGATTTCTCCTTATTGCATCTTTAGCTTCCTCTGGAATCTCTGCAAATGATTGCTTTTCCACCTCTGCTCGAATTATTTTAAGTGCTTCCATAAATTTGGATAGTTATCACCCAATACTCTTCTGAAGCATATTTAAGTTAAAATCATCAAGAAGTATGAAGAAGATCAACGTGTTAGGCTGTTGTGCAGCCCAGGGCGCCCTCCTGTACCCAATTTTGAATAATTCAAATTTACGGATTATCGGAAATGTGGAGCCAAGAGGGGTTTTTCATAGCTCTCAAGAAGAGCAGTGGGAATTGAATTTCCCTGGCATACCTTTTGCTAAGACTCCAGACCAATTTCTTAAGAAGAGGGTAGATGTAATACTGGGTTCTCCCTCTTGTGGACACTCTAGTGTATTTTCATATTCCCGGAAGAAGTCTCTGGGCAAACCGAGAGAGGATAAGACTCTTAATCTATATTTGAGCCAAATTGACCATTTTAGGCCGAAAATATGGGCAATGGAGAATCTTCCCAAGCTGTTAGACTTGATTCCTCTGGATGAGTGGAAATGGAAGTTTCCGGATTATGAATTCATTGTTCATTGCTATTCAGTGTCTGCTTTTGGTAATTCTCAAGTTTCTAGAAAACGTCTCCTGTTGATTGGCATCAGGAGGGATCATCAGGAATTAGTGCAGTATTTTGCCAAAGTGTACTCAGTTAATAAGCTTAAGAAATGCTGGGAACTGTATCAGATGAGAAGAAAGAAACTGAACTACAGGGAAGACAAGAACAAAGTATTGGCAATGTATGATTCTAGGAAGTTGCCCGAGAAGAAGAATCTCACCGTTGAAGAGGTAAGAAAACTCTGGAGAACCGATTTCAAGGATATGTACAAGTGGCCAATGCCGGGAACTAAGATGAAGACTCTTCCCGGGGTCTATCGAAACAAGGCAAGAGCATATCCAATGACAGTGAGACCATCTTCAAGGCAATTCAATCACAGAGGAAAGATCATGGGTCTAGATGAATATCGTGTCATCATGGGATTCCCAGAAGATTTTCAAGTGTACTTTGACAGGAAGAAGAGAACCTACTGGTTGAACAAGGGTAGGAATACCTTGACTAAGGGGGCAGTCTATGAGATTGGCCTTTGGTTTTCTCAGTGCCTGGAGAAAGCTATCTCGGAAGTTACAAAAGGTACCCTTTAACCCCCTAATAAGAGAAAAAGAGAACCAGAAAAAGAGAATTAACCCCCTATAATCCCCCTAAAAAACAAGGGAAATAATATAATCATACTCTACTCATACAAGAGATATAGCATAGCTTATATCTCTTGTATTCGTCCTTTAGGACGATTAGCATAGCTAATCTTACCTAAAGAAAAACGCGCAGATCTTTAGTAGGATAACCTTCTTCCGAGACTATTGAATAACATTAACCGCTTTTGACATGAAGAAATCACTACCATACATACTCATCGGAATGATGGCAACAATTATCTTGGTGTTGTCATTATACTGCCATCATCTCCGGACTACGTCCTCCGATGATTCTTCGTCCGGTAAACCGACGAAGATAGATACTGTGTATGTTAGTGATTTCTTTTTGAGAAGTCCTGACTTAGAGTTCAAGAATTTTCCAAAGAGAATCTTCTTCTACTTCACTGATACAAGTTATGTTGAGAATGTTAAGATTCAGACTGATACCCTCATCATTACCGAAAGGGATTCTTCAAGTCTATTCTACAACACAAACTTCTTAACTCAGTATCCTCATGCTCCGAAACTTCTTCAACTCAATTTCAGTGAAAGGAAGCTATCCCTTGCACTTCTCAATGTTCAGGGTAACATTTATCGTGAAACTTATTCAGTTGACACTAGATTTTCACAGTATCAATATACCGATCATCTTACTTCAGATAGAGTTTCATTTTGGCAGAAGATACAACCCTTTGCCCAGATTCAAACCAGACCGGTTCACAATCTCTGGGATTTGGATTTGGGAATATCATACAATACCAGGAAAATCAATTATGAATTCGGACTCAACGGATACTACTACCCTAAGCTTCAAAAATACCCGGGCTTAGATGTATTCCTCAGATTTCGATACAACTTTTAGAACATGGCAAAGAAAGAAGAAATACAGAATAGATCACTTACTCCAGATCAGTTGAGAGAGCTGATAAGAGTAACTCGAGATCCCTATGCTTTCTCAAACCATGTCAAGGTAGTTCATCCAGTTCGAGGGATGGTTCCCTTTTCTCTGTATCCATTCCAGAGATCAGTGCTATGGAACTTTCTCATTCACCGATTCAATATAATCCTGAAATTCAGGCAGGCAGGAATCACCGAGCTGATGTCTCTTTTCTCTCTCTGGCTCTGCATGTATCATGATAACAAGAAAGTAAACATCATCTCTATCAAAGATACCGTTGCTAAGAAGGTACTCAAGAGGATAAAGTTCATGTACAAGAATCTCCCCTGGTACCTTCAAACTCCGATCATAAACGGAAGATTCGGAGAATACGGCTCATCCCAAGCAATGGAATTCAGCAACGGGTCTCTGATAGAGTCTATTCCTACTTCGGAGAATGCCGGTAGGTCTGAATCACTTTCTCTGCTTATCATTGATGAAGCAGCAGCAGTAAGATGGGCAAATCAGATCTGGGCATCAGCTCTTCCTACCCTGTCAACTGGAGGTGCTGCAATTATTAATTCTTGTGTTACCGGTGACACTCAGATAGTTACTCGTAATGGGTTGATGAGAATAGATACTGTATGCCCTTCTGAAATGGGTATAAGAGATATCTCTATGCTCAATATCGAGGTGCTTACTCACAATCTACAGTGGAAAAAAGTATTGGCTTCTGTCAACAAAGGTGAACTACTTACATGGAAGATAAAGACTTCAAAAGGTACTGAATTGAAATGTACCCCTGCTCATAAATTATTGACTACTTGGGGATGGAAACCCGTCAAAGAGATTCTAGAAATGGATCTCAATGTAATTGAGTATGATCTGGGAATAGATTCTCTTAAGCTCCCCAAAACTACTCAAAAACCTATCAAGATCAGGTGGAAAAGGGTTAAGGGTTATCCTCAGTATAAAATCAATAACTTGGGTCAGATATTTGTTGAAAAACCAAATGGATGGGTAGAGAAAAAGGGTAGACCCAATTTACAGGGGTATCTCCGTATAAAACTTTGGAATAAGAATCATAGCAAGAACTTCAATATACATAGGTTAGTTGCTGAACATTTCATAGGACCCATACCAAAAGGATATGTCATAGATCACATAAACGGCAATAAACAAGATAATTACGTTACTAACTTGGAGATAGTTACCGTTTCTGAAAATACTAGAAGAGCTACTGAGATAAATTATAATCTGGCAGTTGGTAGTAGAGTGGGTAAGATTAAGAATTTGCAAGTAGTGGGTATAATCAAAGAGATGTGGCCAAGAGTAAAACATCTCAAGAATTCGGGTAGTAATGGTAATGGTTATCAAAAGATAATCTTAGAAGAGATATACCGGAGAACTGGCCTTTCTATACCTAAGAAATATCTGAATAAGATTATTTCTGAACGTAGAGCTAATGGTTTGACTTTATCTAAAGTAGAACTCCTAGAAGTATTCAAAGATAAGATATATGATATTTCCGTAGAGGGAGATCAGTCTTACTTTGTAAATCCCTCATTACCAAGCCACAACACGCCTTTGGGAATCGGTGGCTTCTATCATTCCACTTGGGTAGATGCAGTTCAGGGAGTAAACGGGATCAATCCAATTCGTCTCTACTGGAGAATGCACCCCGAAAGGGATGACAACTGGTATAATACCATGGCAAAAGCTCTTGGTCCTAAGAGAACAGCCCAAGAGATTGATGGAGACTTCCTTTCTTCAGGTAATACAGTATTTGATCCTGCTGATATCAAGGCTATTGAAGAATGTCTTTTCGATTATCCGATTCTCACCACTAGACTTAGAGGTCAGTATAAGCAGTTCAACGAAGTAGATCCCAAGAAAGAATACTTCATCGGTGCAGACTGTGCAACTGGTAGAGCAACAGACTACTCTGCATTTACTGTGATGGACAAGGATGGGGAAGAGAATGCCTGCTACAAGGGTAGAATTCCACTTGACAAATATGCCAGACTTCTTGGTGACATAGGAACTCAATTCAACTATGCTAAGCTTGCTCCAGAGACAAATGATGTTGGTGCTGCAGTCACCATCATTCTACAGGATGAGGGGTATCCAAACCTCTATTACTCTCAGAAACTGCTCAGGAAAAAGGGCAAGACCAGACCAGAAGTTGAAGAGATCCCTGGATGGATCACTACCAACAAGAACAGGTCAGTGATTGTAGAGGGACTGGAAAAGGATATACGAGAAGACAACATCATAGTCAAGGATCCTTTCTTCACCAATGAAGCTTATACCTTCATCTATGATGGCACTGGTAGACCTGTTGCAATGGGTAAGCATAAGAGTAACAACTCTGCAGTAGATATTGACCTTGAGGGAGATACCTACTCAGATGATGCCATATTTGGCAAAGCTATCACCAATCACATCAGGAAGCAGATGGGTAACGGGGTAGTTGTACTGCCAGAATAATCAAAACACCAAAGATATGTCAATTTTTGATCCACGGACTTGGTTCCAGAATAAGCCAGTCCAGGTACATAACGAGGCTCCCAAAAAGAAGAGACCTCCCAAGGAAGTAGCAATTCCTCCTGGCAGAGTTTCAGAACCAGAGACTCCTCCGGGAGGTTATTTGGTGTCATTGAAACACATGACCCAGATGATTACTCCATCCTTCCGTACAGAGTTGATACCCATCATCAGAGATCTCTATAAGATCAATCCAGATGTAAGCATTGCTCTGCAAGATATGTTCAAACTGGCCAATACTGGTCACTACATCTCCTTTCCCAACAATACTCCTGAAGAGGCAGAGAAGATGAGAGATCATCTTTCCCAGGCTTCTAAGAATTGGACTAGATACACAGCTGGTATCGATGGTCTAGTCAACAAGATGTTAGTTCAACTCCTGGTAGGGGGAGCCATATCTATTGAGGCTGTACCAAACAGAGATCTCTCAGGACTTGCTACTATACTGTTTTTGAAGCCTGAATCTATTCTCTTCAGGAGACTGGGAAACGGAGTATATCATCCGTATCAGAAGAATCCGATGTCCATAGGGAGGAAGAATCTCAAGAACATGTACATCAAGCTCAATACCGAGACCTATAAGTACATAGGGATGTACAATGATACTGATGAACCATACGGAGTTCCTCCATTCCTGAGTTCTCTGGATTCTATCACTGGTCAGCACAATATGTGGGAGAACTTCAAACATATAATGGAGCAGATGGGTATGATGGGATTCCTGGAGGCTAAGATGGCTAAGCCCATGAGGAGGGCTTCAGAATCAGATGCTGCTTATGCTGCCCGATTGAGGTCTAACCTCATAAAGCTCAAGAAGAACTTGAAGGATGGTATGAGGGATGGAATTGTTACGGGTTACATAGATGATCATGAATTCGAACTCAATTCTACTACTAAAGATCTGAACAACATAGATAAGCCATGGGCAATGAATCAGCAGAGAGTTGCTAATGGTCTCGGAGTAAATGGCACTATCATAGGAGTTCAATCTACTACTACAGAGGGTGGAGCTGGAGTATTGCTGTCAAAGATGCTCTCTCAGTTGAAGAACTTGCAGATGATTCTTGCATTTGCTCTTGAGTTCATCTATTCCCTTGAGCTCAGACTGGCTGGATTTGATAACAAGGGTATGAAGGTAGTATTCAACACTACTACAGTATCTGATGAAGTCAAAGTTCAACAGGGACTTGAGTACAAAATCAAGAACCTCAGTACTCTTTATGCACAGGGTATCATCGGCCAAGAACAGTTTGCTTGGGAGATGGGTTATAGCAAGCCAGCTGAGAAGAAGCCTAGAGAAGAATTCCTGGATCCCGGGTCAACTCCTTCTGCCCAGGATATAAAGGACAATGAGAGAAAGAAGGACAAAGAAGCCTCAGACAGAAAGGGCAGGGATAAGAATAACCCTACTCCTAAGAGGCATGATCAAGATACAAGGAGACGTTAACTATGCCAGAAGTAGATGTAATGGTATTGGGAGCTGATCATTCTATGATGTTCCCAAATGTGGTCAAGAATGACCCTGAAAAGCTTGCATCAGGATATGCCTCTGTAGCTACTGAATCCAGCTTGGATTCTTTTGGCTTGTTTGGTGGAGGCAACAACTACAACAGCTTCTATCCGGATGCTCAGCCCGATTCTTTTAATCCTAACGAGGATGAGTTCATAGAGCCAATGTTCAGGCTTCTATCCAACTGCGTAGTTGCTAAGAATACTCTTCCAACAGAATTCCCTGCCGATGTTCTCAAGGAATCTATGCACCTCCTTCTCGGCATGACAGTCAACTGTGATCACGAGACGGATATTGCAAATGCTATTGGATCTATAAAATCAGTTCAGTGGCAAGATGCCTATAAAATAGGGAATAAGACCATTCCAGCGGGAATAAATGGAGTTTTCAAAATAGATGCTAAAGCAAACCCAAGAATTGCTAGAGGCATAAATATGGACCCTCCTTCCATTCACTCCAATTCCGTTACGGTGAGATTCGAATGGAAGCCTTCCCATAACTTCGACAAACCTTATGAGTTCTGGGATAAATTGGGTACTTATGCTGAAGATGGTCAGATGGTCAGAAGGATTGCTACTAATATCCAGTGCTACCTGGAGACTTCTCTGGTATGGCAGGGTGCAGATCCTTTTGCCAAGATGATAAAAGATGGTAAGATAATCAACTCAGATTATGCTGCCGCTGCTTATGGTAAATTCTCTGAGCCAGCCGACTTGGCTAAGAAATTCTGGTCTTTCAGTTTCAAGACTCAGGAAGATACCATGCACAATACCATGTATTCTAAACATGAGGGCAAAACAAATACAAACTCAAATCAATCAAACATGAACGAATTACAGCAATTCCTGGAGCAACTCTTCGGACAGGGCTGCCTCACTCTTGCAGAGGGTGAGACTGCAAGTGTTGAGATTGCTCTCTCTCAGATCAAGACCCTTGTATCTGAGAATCAGACTCTGTCTGAGGCTAGAACCCAGGCAGATGCCACTATTGCTCAGCTCAAGAAAGACATCGAGGAAAGAGATGCTACTATTAAGCTGAACGAGAAGATGGCTGCTATCGGAACTTCTCACCTTTCAGAGGTAAGAGAATCCACTGTTGCTTCTTACAAGAAGCTCATGGGTGAACAGGTAGATGAGACCATCCTTTCTCTCATCAACAATGAGACTACAGGGTTGGAGACTCTCCTTTCTCTCAAGAAGTCTTATGACAAGCAGCTGGATGAGAAATTCCCTCTCGCTTGTGCAAATTGCGGTTCTCACGACATCAGCCGTGCTTCTTCAATCGAAGAAAACGATGAAGAGACTGCAAAAGTAGACGAAACTAAGAACACTGAGGAGGTATCCGTTGCTGATACTGTCAGGAACATGGCCAAATCAAAAATCAAATAAAATCTTATAAATTATGATGCCTTATAACAATCCGCAGGATATGACTCTGGTTGGAGTCAAAACTCCTCAGACTGTGGTTTTCAAGAGTGAATCCCACAAACTCCATCAGGCCTTCGTAGTAAAGGAAGGTGAGACAATTGTACAGGGTATGCCAGTCGGACTGGAGGAAGATGGAACTATCTCCCCTTACCTCGGAACTGGTGTATATCTCGGAGTTGCAATGACTGATTCAGTCTTCCCTGCTTATCCGGGAAATGAGGTAACAGTAGCAGTAGAGGGCTTCTGCATCGTTTACGGTGTATCAAGTGCTGCTCTCAAGGCTGGATACGTGGTTCCTCAGGCCCTTCCAGAAAAATCAATGTATGTTCCGTATGCTGAGTCATCCGACGAGACTGCTTTCATAGCAATCAATGCTACTGAGGACGCAGACGAACTGGTTCAGGTACTCGTAAAATAACAAGAAATCGTTTCAATTATGGCAACAGTAGACATAGCTAAAATGAAAGCAGGAGACTTCCTCAAGGAACTTCAGCCTGCAGTTCAGCAGCTCGATGCAATTCGTGCTGGTTCTGAAAACATGAAGCCAGTGGAGATCTCCCTGGAGGAATATGTAAAAGAAAGATATGGTCTCTCAATGGAGGACTACATGGACAAGATCGGGGTAAATACCAAGGTCGATACCATGCAGAACCTTTTCACCATGCCAGATCAGTCAATCAGATGGCTGGTACCAGAGATCATCCGTGCTGCTATCCTTACAGGTGTAAGGGAGGCTCCGTTCTATCCGAATGTAATTGCTTCTGACCAGCCAATCAGCGGTCTTTCAGCAATCATGCCTATGATCAATATGTCTGATGCTACCCCTGCAAGGGTAAACGAAGCTGAGACTATCCCTCTCGGTTCCGTAAGCTTCGGACAGAAATCTGTTACCCTCTTCAAAATGGGTAAGGGATTTAAGATCACCGATGAGGTCAAGAACTACGTTTCTCTCGACGTAATGTCTATCTTCCTCCGTGACTTCGGTATCCAGCTCGGATATGCCCTTGACACTCTGGCAATGGACGTTCTCATCAACGGTAACCAGGCAGACGGTTCAGAATCTGCTCCGGTTCTCGGAGTTGCAGATACTGCTCAGGGCATCCAGTACAAGGATCTCCTCAAGATCTGGATCCGTGCATCTCGCCTCGGAAGAAGGTTCACTACCATGATTGGTTCAGAGGAAGAGGCTCTCAACATCCTGGATCTCCCAGAATTCAAGATCCGCATGGCCGGTACAACTCAGGCTACCCTGAATCTCCATACTCCGGTTCCAAACTCAGCTGACTTCTATATCCACCCTTCAGTGCCTTCACCAAGTGTACTGCTTGTGGATCCTTCAGCAGCTTTGATTAAGCTCACGGCTCGTCAGTTGATGCTCGAATCAGAAAGGATAGTTTCCAATCAGACTGAAGCAATCTATGCTTCTCTCACAACTGGATTCTCAAAGATGTTCCTGGATGCTGCTCTTCTCATCGACCAGACGAAGAAGTTCGAGGACAATGGATTCCCAGAGTTCATGAACATCGATCCGTACCTTTCAGTAAATCTTCAGTAAACCGCAAGGGGCATAGCAGGGAGGGATCTCTACTATGTCCTTTAAACCAATTAAATCAACCAAATCATGGCAAATACAATCAAAGTAAAACTCGGTGCCAAAGCTAATATCTTCTCGGATCCTGGTACTGGTATCTATATCACCAAGGGTGAAGTCAAAGAACTCAGCATGGCTCAGTGCAGGCTTCCAAGATTTCAGAAAGCTTTTCAGGGTGGTCATCTTGTAAGAGCTGAAGTTCCTGATACTGCACAGGCTCCTGTAGTTCCTGCTGAATCTGCCTTGGAGAAATTCCGTAGGCTGATGGATGCCGGTGCTTCAGATAAGAAGCTAGAAAAGGCCTTCTCTATGGAATCTCTCAAGAAAGCTGCTGCAGAACTTGACATTGAACCCGAAGAGGGGGATACCAAGGCTGATCTGATTGCAGCAATCAAAGAGGAGATCTCTGCTGCAGAAGAGGCTGCCGAGGAATAACCAATACAGTTTCCTATGGTAGTAGATTTCAACTTTACTACAGTAGGACTCAGAGTAACTTTCAAAAACTTGTCAGATGGAGTTCCTCTTGGTACTCAGTATCAATGGGACTTTGGAGACGGGGAAACCTCATTTCAGAAAAACCCAGTACACCATTATAAGTGTGCTGGGGATTATAGTGTAACACTTCAGGTAGTAGACAAAGACACTAAAGAAGTCCTTGGTCAGGCTGAGGATGATATCCTGATAACCGACTTTGTAAAGACTCATCTTCCTTGTTCAATCTATTGTCTGATTGATACCTATATTCCCAAGAACATATTCGGGACAGTTTCTGCTAAAGTCAAAAGGCAGTTCATAACTAAGTGGCAGTTGTATATTCAGCCTCTAGTGAATCATTGCATTCCCGTAGAACAGTATGCTAATGAATTATATTATGAAGCTCTAGAAAACGAGCTAATAATGGAATTGGCAGCATATGATTATATGGTTTTGCAGGTGAATCTCATGGTGCAAGCAACTGCTGCTGCTGTGAAGGATAACAATGCTATACAGACTTCGTCAAGCAGTTCTTCTAAGAATCCTCTTGGTTCTCTGATGGGTCAATCCTCTTCCACTGAACAAGATGCCAATGGAGGAATTACCTCTGGACGAGTTAAGAAGATACAGACTGGTCCAACTGAAGTAGAATATTTCGATGATGCTGCTCAGGATTCAGACTTCGCTTCTAATGCTATAAAAGCACTGGGAGAAGATGGAACACTTGATGTCCTGAAAGAAAACATCTGTATGCTTGCAGAGAGGCTAGATATCTACCTCCCTATTTGTAACCGTCCTTCTGCTAAGAGGGTAGTTCCAAGAGTAGTCAACAGGCGCAATCCTGGATTCCTTGGTGGACCCGACCCAGTAGAACCAATACTCTAGAATTATGCCAAGGATCAGGAGAGTCTCAGATGTAGACTGGACTCAATACAAGAACATCATAAATGATTTCATCGACAATGATTCTGGTCGGCAGCCATTCCTGTGGTTGAGGAAAATAGAGCAACCATTAGCGTACGGTGAAGATTCAGGTGTGGTATATGAGCCAGTACAATTAGAGGGTCTCTTCTTGTACAACTACATCAAGACTTGGCCAATAAATCCTCCATCTCTTACCGGCGAGCTCGACATATCAAATATGGTCCTGTATATATCTGCAAGGTTGCTATCCGAGAATGGATTCTTGGATGACTTCGGGTATTGGGATTATAATTGGTCGGAAGATCGTTTTATAGTAAATGGCAAAGTATACAAGCCGGGAGGAGATACTCAGGTTGCTCAGGCCAAAGACGAGGCTCTTCTTTTCTTTGTCACTATGAAAAGGGAAGACCCACAAGAGACTGAGAATATCCTCAACTCTTATGCTTCCCCTACTTCTAGAGTAGTTACTACGCAAGGTACTTATACTATAGACTCTTCAGGTAAACAGCTGAGGGATATGAGGGGGCTCCCTCTTATTATTCCAAAGGGGTCTGACTTTACTCCTTCTCGTTCTCTGAAAACTGTAGATGGGCAAACCATTAAACTATAAACTTCATCAATATGAGCACTTGTAACTGTAATCCAGACTGCGACTGCGGATGTATAGATCCCAATGAGCAGCTCATATTTAGTGTGGGGGAGATAAACCAGATTCTTGCTGGTTCAGTCATAGATTGCTCTAGCAGGTATTCTTGCTGCCCCGGTCAGTATAGGCCACTTACCCTTGATGAGGCTTTACCACTTGTAAAAGAGAAAGAGAGGGGGCCTGGAAAGATCCTCACCTTCCTCAACAAGGATAATCCTCCAAAGGTAGAAGTATGGTTATATCAGGGACAGAACATCACGGGTTGGTTCGATATCGAAAAGAATTGGACTAGCTTGATAGTTCCTGGTACTGCTGGAAAGGGCAATTTCATTGTCTCCTCTACCATTAAGGAGATGGAGGTAGTAGAATCTGCTCCTTCCGTCAAAGATAACATACTTTATTTTGAGTACGAAGAGATGCCTGAAGTTGCTACTTACGGATTCAACTTCCTGGTAAGTGACACAGAAATCAATCCTCAGGTTCCTGTAACTGTCTTAGTTACTCTCTACACTAAACTCATTGGTGAAAAGGGTGTAGACAGGGTAAGGATCCTCTTCGGAACTTCTTCTAAACCTCAAGGGTCTCATGTAACTGCTTCTGCAGCTGACTCTGAGGGTAATCTCCACGAATTCATAGACTCAGGTTACTGGGGCCCATCATACGGCTTCAATCTCCCTGTAGAGTATGAAGTATCCACTCCTTTCAATGTGACATTCAGTATGGCTGGTGAATACAAGCTATTCGTAAGACTAGTTCAGGTAGACACAGGTCAGATACTGGCTTCTGCAACCAAATCCATAACTGTATCAAAATGATGCCGTACAGACCTTCGGAAATAATCTTCAATCTCCGAAAGGTTGGTCAGATTATTCACAATCGAAGGAAAATCAAACAGGTAGTACTCAATGGTGTCATCATCTGGCCTGCTCCCGACTTCAAATATCTTGAACTTGAAAAAGAGAGGGTATATTTGGAAGAAAGGAACAACTATGAAGATACCAACGAGGTATATACCAATTCAACATTCTCAGTAAGTTAAACCAAACCGTTTTTTTTTATAAGTTATGGCAGATGTAACTAAAAACGGTATTCTCGTGACCCCGGGATCGGGATCAGGCAATACCACTCTCAAAGTTAAAGCTAGTCCGGTTAACCCTGGTAACCGTGTAAAACAGACCCAGGTATTCTCAGTTCAGGCTGCGGGTGTAGACTCACCGAAAACCTTCACTGCAAACTTACTTCCGAAAGCTGAGTTTGTAAGTTTTGACAATGGTTCAGAAATGGCCGTTGTTAAGACCGGAGGTACGGTAACTATCACTGGTAAGTCAAACTCTGCAATGCTTACCTTCTCAAAGGGAAGCGGAGAGGTTATCGCTGCTGATATCTCTGCAATAGAGTACGAGGCTAACGGTGATCCAGCTACTTCCGGAACAGCTATCACAGGTGACCCTGGTGCAAAAGCCCAGTACGTATTCACTCTTACTCTTTCAGCTTCTGCAAATGAGACTGTAGAGGAAAGAACCCAGACTATCACAGTTCAGGGTCAGGGTGGTGCTGGTATTTCTGCTACCATCACTTTGAAACAGGCTGCTGGTGATCCTACTATCGAGGTAAGCCCTACATCAGTAAATGTTCCTCAGGACGGTACCGAGGTAGAGGTTACAGTTACTACGAACACTACGTTCACAGTTTCTGCAAACTAGTCAAAGATTCCTTAAAAGGGTGGGAGGAGTTGAATGTCTCCTCCCATTCTCCACGTTTAAACTCAAAGAATTATGGAAGATACTCTCAAGAAAATCTATGCACTTGTAGATAACATGTTGCTAGATCCGTACAGAAATGAATCTGTACTCCAGATCATAAAGCTCCTTTCAGAGGGATTCAGTGGGGAGATTTCCAGCAATACATACTCACTCAAGAAAGTAGATCCTACTTCGGATGATTATGTTGCTTCTTTCCAGCTCTTAGACCATAACGGCAATCCGAGTGGTGACACTATCAACCTCTTCAAAGATCAGCATCTTGAGAGTGTTGACTACAATGAAGAGACTAAGAAACTCGAGTTCGTATTCATCCTTCAGGATGGTTCCGAGAAATCTGTGGAGGTTCCTATGGAAGATCTCTTCCAGAACTACGTTCAGGGAACCGGTATTCTCATGGAGAAACAGGAAGACGGTTCTGTAAAAGTAAGTCTGGATCCTGAGGTTCTCACACCTTACCTGAAGAAATCAGAGGCCGATGAGAAATATCAACCAAAAGGAAACTATGCTCCAGCAGCATCCGAGAAGGATCCTTATGCTCATAGGTCAGAAATACCTGAAATGCCTAATCTATCTCCTTATCTAACCAAAGCTTCTGCTGAGGAAACCTATCAACCTAAAGGTGACTACCTTACCCAAGTTCCTGAGGAATATATACCAGTAAAAGAAGTAGGGGACAAGAAAGTTTGGGCTCTCCCAGAGGAAGTTCAGATAATGGGAACAATTGCTGGTGCATTATATGCCCTTCTTTCTCTGCGTACTTACAATAAGGGGCAGGAAGATGAAGTTAGCCAGGCAGAAGTGGGAACCGTTTCCTATCACCTTAATCTCAATACAAAGGATAACATTACCTACGATACTCCAAAAGGAAAGAAGACTGTAGCTACTACGGATGAAATACCAGCTGTAGATGCAGGTGCAGTCAGAATCCCCGTTCGTACAATAGCTGACAAGGTATATACTAAATCCGAGATCATGAATTGGTTTGGTATAGATGATGAAACCTCTGAAGATTCAGTAGTTGAGCTTAAGAGGTTATTCGCTTATGGTCCTCAGCTTTACATAGATTGGGGTATCAGTCTGAGTGGTCGTCCTATGCGTTACAAGATGCCTATCCAGTATTCTGCCTTTGAATCAAACAACCAGATTAAACTGGTAGTGGTAGGTCTTGATACTTCGGATGACAGTGTATCCAAGTATACTATTCTGATAAATCTTGATGGTACAATCATAGAGGGGAATAGCAATGTACAGGTTACTCTTAAAACTATAGAAATAACTGAATAATGCCTGGATCATCCTTAGCTCCCGGAACTTATGTCCCGATCCCGTGGGAAGATGGGACCCGGGACTTTTTTTATTTAGATTTTTCGAAGATTGCTGCAGGTGATACAGTCATCCCAGTATCTTCTGATCTCAACAACACTGGAGTTGAGAGGACCAAAGTAATCAGATTTCAAGGGGTTGAGCCAAATGAGAATTCTCCAGAGGGAGCTCAGGCTCAGGCTGTACTTCGTATTGTACAGCAGGCTGATAATCTGGTGATAGCAACATTCACTCAGACTTATTCTATTTACGAGGATGTTAAAGCTGGATACTCAAGGATATAACATATGACTAAGAAACCCATAAAAAGAGTCGTATTAAGGGCATCAAATCCCTCTCCAAGAGCAACTAATTTGGAAGGATATACCAAATTCACTATCCCTTGGAATGATGGTACTGGAGAGAACCTTTACGTCTGGATAAAACCCAATGAAAGTTCTCAGACAGTATATATAGGGTCTGATGAAAACCTGAAGATACAGACTCGTCAGAAAAATCTCGTATTTAAGACCAATACGGCTGGAGTAGTATCTGCTTACCAGTCTCAGGCTACTCTTGAGGTAATCCAGACTAATGCAGTATACAACTATAGGCTCATCCTTTCTTCTACCTCTACATCAGTACATGCTGCAGGTGCAGAACTTCCTCTCACTGCTCAGCTAGAGGCAAAGATAGGGGACGAGATAATCTATACTAAGGCCGTAGAAGCCACCTTCACTCTGGAAGACTCTGAGGGATTCACTCTTCAGGGTTCTACTCTCTCAGTAGCAAACAGAGGAACTTACATCGGCAATCAGAGATCTTGTATTGTATCAGCTGTAGTGAATGCCCCAGAAACTGGAGAAGAGGTATTCGGCAACCTTCAGATAAATCAGGAGGGTAACTATATCGAGGAAGTAGAATGGGAGGGAGGTTCCTTCTCTTACGATGAAATAGGTGCAGGAGCAACTTCTGCAACTCCGAAAGTCACAGAGATGACTCCGAGATTCCATTATACTTCTGGTCAGTCAAGTGCTGTAGTTCCTTCTTCTACTTATGGTACTTGGGAAGTACCTGCAGTAGCTTACTCTCTTGCCAAGTCTCAGAATGGGTTCACTGCTGTAAATACCGATACCGGAGTCCTCACTGCTACTCATCGTGGAACTACCATAGGCAATGCCCGTACTTCTGCTACAGTAAGCCGACTCAAATCAGGTACTTGGACTCCATCTGCTAACTTTAATGCAAAGGGGTCTAAGACAGCTGAGGATACTCTGACTGCTACCTGTACTCAGGCTAAGAACGTTCCTACAGCAATCACTTCAGTACCTACCTTCAGTTATGCTGCAGGAGCTCTTGCTCCTTATGGAGGCACCAAGAATGTATCAGTATCCGGAAAAGTTACTATAACTTGGTCTTCAGGATCCACTTCCGAGGAATCAACTTCAGGAGCTAAGGCAGGATTCTCTGTTCAGGGTACAAGAACCTATTCAATGGTAGCTGCAACAGGGTTCAGCATAAACTCTTCTACAGGTGCAGTAACTGCTGCAACTATGGGTACTACTTTGGGAAGCAGGTCTTCAGGTAATGTAACTTCTACTCTGAAATGGGTACTCACCATAAATGATACCTATGGGGGTGGAGAACTTACTGACTCTAAATCTTCTACTTTGACTACCCCTGTTACTCAGGGAGTCAACGAGAGAACTCAGGTATTCGCTAAGCCTAATATCCTTACTTTCACCGCTGCAGACATCCCTGCATCTGGAGGTTCAGTCTCTTCTGGTACAATCACTTATAAGCAGCTCTCTACTTGGGATTATACTTCCGGGGCAACTTCAACGGGTCCAGAATATACTACAGGGGGAACCATTACTTATGGGGATCCAGTATCTGCAGAATCTCTGGGAACAACTGCAAAAGCCCGTACAGAGGTCGGTATACTTACTGCCACAGTTACCCTTAATGGTCAGACTTCTGCAGAGGATGAAGTGGCAGTATTCCAGGCTGCAAATACAATAACTGAGTACGGTGATGTATCTCTCACTGTACAGACGCCTATAACTTGTGATGTTGGAGGTGGAGAATACAGGATAGATCCTATTTACTCTCAGACTATCCAGTATACTTCTGGTGCAACAAGGGCAGGAAATGTATCTGTGACTTACACTCAGAAGGCTGCTATGACTGGATTCTCTCTAAGTGGAAATATAGTCACTGTTACAGAGAACAAGACAACTTCTGCAAGGAATGGGTATACAGTTACAGTCAAGGCTACGGGTGAGAGTTCCAAGACTGCTTCTAAAGATGTAGTATTCAATCAATCTCTCGGGGTCAAGTCTTATGCTACTCCTGTCATTACTGGATTCACTTATCCTACCATTGCTGCAAAGGGTGGAACTGTTACTCCTACAGTTACATACTCTCAGACATGGGGATGGAATGAATCCACTACTAATGGGGGAACAATTACTACGGGTGCTGCCCTTTCATTCAGTGGAACAGGAGTCAACACTTCAACCGGAGCTGTGACTGCAGGCACTAAGGGAACTACTGTATCAAGTGCAACTAATGTCACTACTGCTACAGTCAAGGTTACCCTTAATAACAAGGCTGCAACAAAGACATTCACTGTTCAGCAGGCTGCAAATGCAATCACTTCCTATGGTGCTGTTACTATCTCAGGAGGCTCTGTTTCTGATATCCCAGCATCCGGCGGTTCTGTTTCCTCTATGAGTGGGATATCTGCAAGTCAGACAATCACTTATACTTCGGAGTCCACAAGAGCTGGTACAGTGAAGATTACCTACAGTACTGCAATATCAGGTTCAAATCTTGGTACTACTATTAAGAACAGGACCAAACTTGGAACCTTGACTGCAACTGCAACTGGTGAGGGTTCTAAGACTGCAACAAAATCTCTTGATGTATATCAGGCAAAGAATGTGCCTACTAAGATGGTAGCTACTGCTAACTTTAGTTACCCTACTGGAGCAATTCCTGCATCAGGTGGAACTAAATCACCTACTCTGGCAGGTAAAGCCAATATTACTTGGTCTTCAGGAGGTACAAATAGCTTAAGTGCTGGAAGCTATACTGGATATACCATTGGTTCTTCTAGAACTTGGTCTATGGTAACAGCAACAGGCTTCAGTATCAATTCTTCAACCGGAGTTGTTACAGCAGCTGATAGAGGCACTACTGAAGGTGCTGCCCGTAGTTGTGGGAATGTATCTTCTACTCTGAATCTGACCCTTACTATCAGTGATACTTATGGAGGGGGAACTATATCAGATTCTGATACTGATACTCTTACAACCCCTATTACTCAGCAGGCTAACACTGCAACTTACGGTAACGTGATCCTCAATGCAAGCAATCCGGCAACAGTTGCTGCCACAGGTGGAACCGTCACTATATCTGCAAGTGCTTCTCAGACGGTATCATTCACTTCTGGAAAGTCACGGGCTGGAAATGTGTCACTTACTTATACACAGAAAACAGCAGTTTCAGGCTTCTCATTGAGTGGGAACAAGGTTACAGTCACTGCGAATTCTACAACTTCCACAAGGAGTTATGTTGTTACAATCAAGGCTACTGGAGAGGGTTCTAAGACTGCAAGCAAGGATGTTACAGTTTCACAGGCAACAGGTGCGAAGTCTTATTCAGACATTACCCTGAACGTCTCCTATCCTACCATTGCTGCAAAGGGTGGCACAGTCACACCAACAGTTTCCTATTCACAAACTTGGGGTTGGAATGGTTCTACCACGGGCGGGGGAACGATTACTTCCGGGGGTACAGTTACCTATTCTGGAACATCAGTTTCTACATCGAATGGTGCTGTGACTGCTGGAACAAAGGGCACGAATGTTTCAGGTGTGACTACCGTTACGACTGCGACCGTCAAGGTCACATTGAACGGGAAGACAACCCAGAAGCAGGTTACGGTTCAGCAGGCAGCAAATGCCCTTACCGGAACCACCTACAGTAATCCTACTGTAAGTATCTCTTCTGTTGCAGATATCCCTGCAAAGGGTGGTTCAGTGTCTACTGGTACTGCTTCTTACAGTCAGACTAAGACCGATACTTATACCTCAGGTTCTTCAAAGCCTACTACTATCACTAGTGGGGGTACCGTCAAATGGTCTACAGTATCTGCAGCTACTAAGGGAACAACCGTATCTGCAAGGACTGAAGTAGATGAAATAACCTGTACGGTAACTCTCAACAGCAAGTCTGGTTCTGCTACTAAGATGGTTTATCAGGCTGCTAACTCTAAGAATGAGGTAAGCAGAGTCATCACTGTTTCTGTTCCTTCAGGAGATATCCCTGCAGAAGGTGGTACTAAGACAGTAACTCGGAGTGGAGTAATCAATTACTCCTTTACTTCAGGGGCAACTACTACTTCATCTTTTACTCCTACTCTGTCAATCAGTGGTACAGGATTCTCTCTCAATGGGACAACGGTCACAGCTGCAAACAGGTCAACCACTGTGGGAGAAAGAAGGTCTGCTACGGTAACGGCTTCTTACGAAGGTGCTACTTCAAAGACTGCCACTGTATATCAGGAGGCAAATGCTGCCACTTCTATCACTTATGGTATACCTACATTTGTCACAACAGCTGTTAATCTGATACCAGCATCTGGAGGTACGGTATCAAGTTTCTCTACGCTGCAATATTCACAAAGCAGGGTTCAGAATTACACTTCTGGAGCAACTTCTACATTGAGTAATGCTACATCAGGAGCTACTGTAACCTATAGTGATCCTGTAAGTGCCAGTGATCTTGGCACTACTACTAAAGCTCAGACTAAAGTGGGTACCCTTACATGTACCATAACTATGAATGGTAAATCTGCATCTAAGACTATGAATGTAGAACAACAGGCTAACTCCATAATTTATGGTAGAGTAACTATAAGTGGTACTGGCTCAGTTGCAGATATACCCGCAGGAGGAGGATCAGTATCTACTGCTTCAGGATATACTGCTTCTCAGACAATATCCTATACTTCAAAGCATACGAGAGCGGGTAATGTAAAGTTCACTTACTCTACTGTATCTGCTGATTCCTTGGGCAAGACCGAGAAGGCTCGTACTTCTGTTGGTACCATGAAAGTTACAGCTACTGGAGAGGGTGGTCAAAGTGCTACTACCACTATCACAGTATACCAGCAGGCCAATGTTCGTACGGATAAAGGAATATCTTATGGATCTTGGAGTGTATCAATAAGTGCTTCGGATTTTACCACTACTTCAACCGAAGCTGCTGCAGGAGGCGAAAGTTGTACTATCACTAGGAGTGCTTCAAGAAGTCGTACTCAGAATTATTCTTATACTTCTGGGGAAACTTCTCAGACACCTCTAAGCAATGAAACAGCAACACCTTCCCTTTCTGCAAGTGGTACAGGATTATCCGTTAGTGGTACTACAGCCACTTGGGCAAATAGGGGAACTACTGAAGGGTCAAGGAGATCCGGAACAGTAACGGCTACTCATAGTGGGGTAACTAAATCAGTTACACTTTATCAGGAAGCAAATGTCAAGACTACAGGAGATATATCTTATGGAAATTGGCAAGTATCCGTTAGTGCCAATAGATATACTTCTCAATCTTCCCCATGTCCTGCATCAGGAGGAACCTGTACCATCACGGCAAGTGCAAGTCGTACTAGAACTCAGAACTACTCCTTTACTTCAGGGGCTACAAGTACCTCGGCTCTTACAAACGAGTCTGGAAATCCTACTCTGTCCATCAGTGGTACAGGTGCAAGCCTTTCAGGAACTACGGTGACGTGGGCAAATAGGACTACCATTGAAGGTAGTGCACGTTCAGCTACTGTAACTGCTACTATGGATACTGTAGCAACTACAGAGGTAGTGTACCAGGCTGAGAATGTGGTAGAAGAGAATGTAAGAGAGTGGGGAGATATTACAGATGTATATCCTGAGAAAGTTCTTAACTTCTCCTCTGAGGCAGGTAGCATAGAGACTAATGTTCACATTACTCAAGCATATCAGGACTTTGATGTATATTCATCAGGATCCAGAAAAATGACTGCCAATTCTTCAGCTGCCTTGGGTCAGGATGATACTAGTATCGATGTAAGTGAATCTTTGAGTTGGGTAACTGCTGTTGCTACTAACACTATTGTCCTGTGGGTAACGGTAACAGCTAATACCTCTACTTCTGATCGTTCTGGTTCTATAACTATCAGTGGAACTGGCCATGACGGTAAGACTTACTCAAAATCTGTTACAGTTAGTCAGGGAGGTAAATCTAATTACCTGAACGTATCCCCTACTTCACTGTCATTCACAGCATCAGGAGGAACCAAATCTATCTCCATTCATACAAATGAATCATGGACAATTTCATAAAAGCTTATTTTATATGGGTAGCAGCAAGTCTTTTCTTGCTGCTTGCCCTTTTTTCATGTGGAGGTCCCAGGAATCTCTACCGAGAATATTATACCTGCCGACCTCAGTATCTCATTGATTCTCTTTACCGAGAACATCAGCTCAATACCCTAAAGTCCTATACTGAATGGGGTTCAGTCCAGTTCTATGGAAACGATTCAGTCAAGACTAACATCTATACTGAAGCTTTCCAAAAAGCTGACTCACTCTTCATAATCTCGGTAACCGAGAAAGAAAACAAAGACACAGTGCTTTTAAGATTCCGAAGAGAAATACATAAATGAGAACTTACGGATGTATAGCTTCAGGAAACAACGAGAAGGATGCAATCTTTCACGGATCCTGTCAGCTAGTAGAATATTTAAGGGAACCTCTCACTCCAGTCATTGACCAGGGTGCAGAGGGTTCTTGCGTATCTCAGGCTCTCTATGAACTCTATGCTTTCTATCGGGAGATGAAACAGAAGAACATGGACATTAATTCCACCTTCTGTTACGATAGACGGGCAGACAAGTCTTTAGAGGGAATGATGCCAAGGGAAGCCTTAGAAATTCTCAGGCAAGAGGATAAGATACATTCCTATGCCAGAATAACTAATCTTCCGTCACTCAAAGAAGCCATTCTAGTGAATGGTGGTGCTCTAATTGCAATGATTGCTAAGTCTGACTCTAATAACTTCTGGGAGGGCCCAGAAATACTCGGAGGTCATGCTGTTTGTGCTTATGGGTACGACCATCATTACATATACTTCAAGAACTCTTGGGGATATGACTGGGGGTCTAATGGTCTCTGGAAACTTCCCATCAATCAGTTCAATTTTATTACAGAAGCTTGGACCATTCTGAGCTAAATACAAATTAACAATCAATAATCAGGATAGAATTATGGCAAAACCAAGTTGGATCACTTTGAGTGCAAGTTCAGGTTCAGGATCCAAAAGCATATCGGTCACCGCTTCTGAAAATATTGCTGCTGCAAGGACTGGATTTATTACCGTAAAGACTTCTTCGGGATTAACCAAGAGTGTTAATCTTACTCAGGATACATCACCATCTTGTACTGTAATTCTTAGTAATGTGGTGATATTATCTAATTTCTATACTACTTGTTATGGACTCACTATGTCCCTCCAAGACAGTTCAAGGAATTATTCCATCATTAACGAAAAAGTTCCTTCCGGTACTATAATTACTGTGGGTAGAAATTATACTATACCATATGAGTCTGTCAGACTTTATGTCCCACCTGCAGGAGCAGCCTGCACCAAGTTTTCACTCTATTGGCAGTCTTGCAATCCTTCCCCTGTCTCATGGAATCTCAGTGGGTTGGATATATTGAGCAATTCTACTACAGGGGTAGAATTTCCTTCACATGCTACTACTCAATACGGTAATATCTATTCTATGAACTTGGATCTGGGAGTAACTTTCTCTCCTAATACTACTTACAGGATGGAAGGCCAAATGATTATGTCAAATAATTAAACCTTATAAACCAAACTAAAAACAAATCATGGCTGAATTCGTCGACATCACATCTCTTTCGGATGCTTCGGATGGCATGAATAACTTTGATGCTCTATGGGTACAGGTATCTGCAACCCAGAGAATCAATCTGTTTAAGCTTGCCAATTCGAGCCAGTTTATGAAGAACCTTCAAGAAAAACTTGGGACCACAGATGTCCTCGGAACAGTCTTGAAAGGTTTTACTGCTGGGTCCGATTTCCAAGAAGTCGGAGCTCAGGATACTATCCTGTCAGCTTTCAACAAGTTGGCAGGAGACACTAAAGTCCTTCAGACTACAATTAATAACAGCTACAAATGGGCCGAGTCTGAGGGATCAGGTACATTGAATCTTCAACCAAGGCAGGTAGTATCTGCAACTTCGGGAACAGGATCCCTCGGAGTCACTCTGCAGAATTTCTCTAATCCCGGGGATAGTGCTATACTTATCCTTCCTTCTTCTGCTTCTACTGTAAAAGTAACCTTCTCTTCAGGTTCTCTCACTGCTTACATGGAAGAAAACACTAAAGAGGTTGCTCAGAGTGGAGACAGCAAAGCAAGGGTATTCGTAGTACAAAAGGGGTTCGGAAATAATCTCTACATCAACGGTGCTACCTACGTTCTAAACTCATAAGCTTATGGGTCTCAAATCAATTAAACCAACTACATGGGTTATCATAGGCTACTTCATAGCCATGGTAATAGTGTTCTTATGTATCTGGAAATGGGCTCCAATCTGGCAGTCTGTTCTCTTGGGAATATGGGCATTGGTATCATGGGTAGTGGGATTTCTTACTGCTCGTGAAAGATACATCAAACGATGAACCTCTTTCTTCAGATACTTCTTTGGATATGGCAGCTTCCACAGAATCTAGTGGGGCTGCTTTTCCTGCTGTTTATTACAGGAGAAGTAAAGCATAAGCTGGGATCCATAAGATTCTTCTATGCAAAGAACTTCCCCGGAGGAATCACCCTCGGGGAATACATTATATTATACACCAGAGATGAATGTGATGTAAGACATGAATTTGGACATGTAATACAATCCCGAATTCTTGGTCCCCTTTATTTGCCCATTGTGGGCTTATGCTCCCTTGTTCATGCATGGCTCAACGAGGCAATAGGATGCTGTAAAAAACATCCTGAGGGTTACTATCATTTCTGGACTGAGAAATGGGCTAACAAACTGGGAAAGCCTGGAAAATCTTAGAGCTATGGCATACAGACGTCAAACTAACATACCCATTCCACAGATACCGAAGATCAATGTAAAGCTCTTCGGGGAATGGACTAAAGCTGAGGGCTTACTAAATGGTATGCCCGAATCAATCAAGGAGGGGTATGACAAGGGGGTGTCTGTATTCTCTAAACGAGTGCTTACCATAGTGAAGAGGTGTATAAGAACAGGCACTCCTCCAAAGGGAGTATGGTGGCAGCCTCTATCCGATGAATCTATCCTCAAGTGGAAGAACAAATATCCAGAACATCATCTATATTACCTCACAGGTCTCTACTTCCGTTCTGTCGGTACCTATCAGTATAAGAATAAGACATATATAGGTTTGCCCTCAAATCACCGAAGAACAGTGGGTGGAGGAACTCTGGTAGAAGTAGCAAGGTGGCTGGAATTTGGTACTCAAGCTGGGGATGGTCGTGGAAATGGTATACCAGCCAGACCCCTCTGGGCACCTTCATTTGCTGAGGCGGGAGGAAAGAGTGGAGTAGCAAGGGAACTGCTCAAGCAGATAAGAAGGAAGCTCATTCGGAATCACGGACTTCGAGCAAACCAAGTTAAAATCAGAGTACGATGATAGATTCACAGGAGATTATAGAGAGGTCTTTATATTCCGCTCTACTAAATACTGCAGTTACTCTGGGATATACTCTAGATCCTCAGAAATATCTCCCAGTGAGTGCTGAAAACAAAGCAAAGTATGATGCCGACTTAAAAGCTCTGTCTAAGTTCATAGGTATATTCGGAGCCTCAAACAATCAATCTAAGGGACAGAAGATTACTCCGAGGATAGTGGTCAATCCAAAGGGGTTCTACCCTGGAGCAGTTGGAATGCCCAAGCAGCTTATCGAAAAGAATGAGGGCCTGGGATTCACAGCCTCCGAATTTCCCTATGAAACCATAGATCAATACATTGATATTCACCTGGTTGCAAATAATCAGGAAGAGCTTCGATTGCTTCACCAGATTTTGTTCTGGTCAATACCACAACGTGGTTATATAAAACCTTACACAGAAGATGAGTTCTTATTCTCGGGCAATATCTTCTTAGAGGTAGTCAACTTTTTTGATACACCGAATCTTCAGGCGGGTCTGTTAGAGAAGGTCTACGAATTCGTAGTATACGACTGCCTCATAGGTCAATCAGAATCAGAAGCAGATCTGGTACCAATCACCGACATTTCATTGCTTCTTGAAAATTACGGTTATACCCTTGTAGAGGTATCATCCGATAATCCATAATAACAAACTTAAATACATTACATTATGCCTAACACACCAAAGGTTGATTTCAATTTTATCAACAACAATGTGCAAACGAGTGTACCTCTACTGGGCGTATCCCATGTAGTAGCTCGTACTACTAAAGGCCCATGCAATGATCCTTCCCAGCTTCTCTCTTCTTATGCTCAGTTCGAAAGACTGTTCGGAGAAGAGATAGTTCCGGATGGTTCTGTATCAAACATCCAGAGGGCATTCCTTGGTGGCTCTAAGCTCAGGGTATCAAGGGTAGCTAACGATGGTGCTGCTTATGGATGGGCAGGGGCAACCGCTGGTTCTATCACAGATCCAGAATCAGATGCCTTTGTATTGAAGTTCACTCTCACCGATCCAAAGGATGAAGAGGCTGATCCAGTAGAGTATGAGTTCAACATCAGGACTAAGAACCTCGGTGAAAAACTCTTCACTGCAACTGGAGACTTCACACTTCAGTTCAATCTTGCATCTGCTGCTATCCAGAAATTCAATCTGGCTCAGTATGATCCCGACGGAAATCTGGTAGATTCCCAGACGGTCATCTCTTGGTCAGAGAAAGGAGGTATCAATGCAAACTCCTTCACCAACTTCGTAAACAATGTAGCTAACATTGTACTGGTTCCAAATGGGGCTAGTGGAATGACTCTGAATCAGGTAATGGCCGACTTGAGGAAGAGAACAAGCTGGAACATTGCTATCACCGTGGGATCTACTGAAATCAAGGAAGGGTCTGCATCTGCATCTCTGAAGATGTCTCAGGGTAACGTAGGTGCCAATAATTCTACCCTTGATGGATGGAAAGCTGCAATGGATGCTCTGGTAGACTACAACGATGCCTATCAGGTTATCCTTTCACATGTTCACCAGCATCTTACTGGAGATGGTAGTGGTCAGAAACTCGGAGAGATCCCGGGAGATGCCATTGCTGCTTACAACTACTATGTTCAGACTTATGTTCCAAAATTCGAAGCAGTTCTCTATGTAGAGCTTCCAAAATCCCTGGTAACAACTGATCAGGTAGTAGCTGCATTGCAGAAGGTAGTTCCGGCTGTGGGCTATGCTAAGAACATAGCTTACTTCGGAGGTGGTCTGAAATTCTACGATGACTACGGTACTCTCCAGGATTGCGATGTCCTCGGTACTGTTCTCGGTCTGGGAGACTCTGCTGCTACAACTTATGGACCTTGGTATTCATTCTCCGGAATGAACAGAGGTACAGTGCCTGATGCTATCGGTCCAGTCATGGAGAACCTTGGAGGTGCATCCAGAATCGATGACCTTCAGAGAATAGCCGAATGGTACATGAATCTCTTCGTAATCAAAGATACGAGGACTCAGGGTAAGAGAACTATGCTATGGCATGGGTTCACTTCCAACTCCATCGACGATTCTGAGAAGTTCCTTTCAATCGTAAGGTTGAACCTTTACCTCAAGAAGAATCTCCGTCCTATCCTTGAGTCTTACCTCGAGGAACCGAACAACTGGGATACCTGGAAGAAGATCTACTACGAGGCAAAAGAAATCCTCGACGACTTGGTAGTTCGCAATGCCATGACCGAATATACCTGGATGGGTGATCAGGATGTAACCTCTTACTCAGAACTTCAGATCAACAACGAAGCTGATGTTCGCCAGGGTAAATACAAGATTGTCCTCAAGTACAAGGACGTTGTTCCTTTGCAGGAGGTTACAATCGATATCGTAATCGATTCTGCATCTCAGAACGTAGACATTTCTGTTGAATAACTAAATCTGAAAGAATATGTCAAACGCTAAAGTCAAAAATCCAAGGAAACAATTCCTATGGTCCATAACCTTCATTAAACATCCGGTAGACAACTATCTCTTTCAGTACTGTGAACTTCCGGAGGTCTCTGTAGAGCAGGTTGCTCATGGAGATATCAACAGGGATGTCAAGACTGGAGGTAGAATTTCAGTGGGTAACCTTACTTGCCGGAAACTGGAATCTACATCAGGTTCAGATACCTGGATGTGGGATTGGCTCATGTCAGTCCAGGATCTTCTCTTGGGTGGAGGTCTTACTCCTCCAGAATACTGGGAGACAGTTCAGGTCAATGAACTTGCCGAGGATGGAGTTTCTATCCTCAACTCCTGGATATGCGATGAAGTTTGGCCAACTAGAGTAAACGGTCAAACACTCGACAGGATGTCATCAGACAACACCCTCGAGGAAATTGAATTCTCCGTCGGTACTATAGAAAAACTCTAAAGTTACACATTGAGGGGAGAGGTTCGAAAGAGCCCCTCCCTTTTGTTCATTTTATCCAACTAACTCAACAATTTTCACCATGATTCAAGAACACGATTTTTTCGGAAAGGTATGTGAATTCACAATGCCTTCGGGTTACAAGGTAACTATCCGTGAACAGAATGGAGCCGATGATGATCTCCTTTCAAATCCTTCAGAAGCTCAGGATCTAACCAATCTATCAAGATTCATTGCATCCATTGTAGTAAACACCGACTACACTAAGTCAGGTAAGCTCACTATTGCTGATGCTAAGAATCTTCCTATTCTTGACAGGTACTGTATCCTGTTCAATTCAAGGATCTTCTCTCTGGGCAGTGAACTCGATTTCGACTATGACTGGGGCAAAGAGAATGGTGGTAAGATCACCTATGCTCAGGACTTGGAAGATTTCCTTTTCGACTATGCAGTAATTCCTACCGATGAAGAGATGGATGCTAAGCCCGATGCAATTCCCTTCTATCCAGAGGGAAAGAATCTTGCAAATATTCCGATTAAATTGGATACTGGCAAAGAACTCCTCTTTGACATTCTAAATGGGAATAGCGAAGCATATTTGGTTAACCTCCCTCTTGATAAGAGAACCAAGAATCAGGAACTGATTGCAAGGAATCTCCGACTCAAGGTCAATGATAACTGGGAGAAGGTAACCAACTTCGCAGTCTTCTCAGTCAAAGAGATGATGCAGATTCGCAAGGCAGTAGCTTCTATGGATCCGATCTTCCAGGGTACTACTACTATTGAGAATCCGAAAACAGGTCAGACTACTACCATCTCTATCGTTGCTATGCCGGGTTTTTTCTACCCGGAGGAGATATAGACAGCGACTTCGTATATCTCCATCATGCCAAAATTCATATAGGCTACATGGAATTCGCCCATCTTCCTTGGCGTCATAGAAGAGCTCTCATCAAGAAAGCCAATGAATATTACAAGGAGATGGAAGAGGTATCTAAACAATTAAAATCCCATTCTTAGCACATGTTAACAAGTGGTAGCTCACAGGGAGGTCTCCTTGAACTGGGGATCTCCCTTGTTATGCAAGATAGGTTCTCTAATCCTGCTAGAGAAGCTAGCTCCGAATTAAGAAGGCTCCACCAGGAAGCCAAGATGGCCGTAGAAGCCAATATCCAAGCTGCAGAACAATGGGGAAATGGCATAGCCCAAGCTGGAAAACAAATGTTCAATGTCATGGGTAGAGCTCTGGACGAAGGTCTTGCTTACTCTGATACCATGATCACTGTACAGGCTATCACCGAAGCTACTGCCGATCAGATGAAGGTTACTTCAGATCTGGCAAAGAGAATCGGTGTGGCTACCACCTTCTCAGCAAAAGAGGTTGCTTCAGGTATGCAGTATCTGGCTATGGCTGGTGCTGACATAGAGGAAGTGCAGGACATGATTGAGGCTGCTACTAACTTGGCAGGTGCTACGAATATGGCTATCGGAGGCAAGGGAGGAGCTGCTGACTTGATGACCAATGTCATGAAGACCTTCAGACATGAGGGCAAGGATGCAGCTACCTTTGTTGCCGACGTTTTGACAAATGCTACTCTGTCTGCAAATATATCAATGACAGACTTGGCAGAATCTATCAAATATGTCGGAGCCGATGCCGTGCTTATGAAAAGGACACTCCCAGAAGTAGCTGCAGCAATTGGTACTCTTGGTAATGCAGGTATCCAGGGGTCAATGGCTGGTACTGCTCTGGGAAATGCTCTTAGATATCTCAACAGGGCCATGAATCGACCTAATTCCTATGGTGCATCATGGTTGGCTAAGATAGGGCTTCAAAAAGATCAGCTTCTTGATTCTACCGGTAAGCTAAAGAATCTCGGAGAAGTATTCACTATGCTCTCAGAAAGAATAGAGGGCATGTCTCCTGACCAGCAGCTTCAGTTGATGTCTGATGTATTCGGAGTTCGAGGTATGAGGGCAGCTGGTGCCATGGTCTCAGCACTTAAAGATTATAAGAGGCTCTATCAGGATATTCTTCTCAAGTCAGAGGGGTATGCCGAAGACATTATGAAGAAGAGGATGGAGGGTCCTTCTGGTAGATATGATATGATGTGGGAGTCTATAAAGACTGCTGCTATATCTTGGGTAGAGGCTGCTCAACCTATGCTTGTGAGAATGTTTGACATGGTAACAGACTTCTTTACCAGGGTCAGCAACTTCTTCGATTCGGGTATTGGTAAGTTCACAGCTAATATAATGGCTCTTGCTCCTCCCATCACTCTGGTAGGAGGTCTTCTCATTAAGTTTATTTCAAGGTGGAGGCAAACTCAGAATGATACCTTGGTCACAGGTAAGTCAATGTTCCGAATACTGTTTTCAGGATGGAAGGGCATGACTGCTGCGGCTATGGATTATGAGAGGGTCCTTATCCAGATCAAGGCTCTTCAGGCTGGATTGGCTAAGGATCTCAATATGCCTTTTGACTTGCTCTCTATGTCAAAGAAACAGAGGTCAAGGGTATATGATCAAATCTTGAAGTATCAGGCTCCAGAATCCCAGTACAAGAAGCAGATAGGAAATACAGTCTATACTGCTAATCGTACCGATGACGGAAGATATGTTCTCTATCAAAGGGAAGTGGGGTATAGGAAGCCTCCTAAGAAACTGGGAGATTATCAGGCATCTGATGTAAACAAACGTCTGTCTAAGCAACTGGGTATACCCGATGATCCTCTTGCTCCTGATTCTACTAAGAGCTTTACTAAGACTTCTGTTTCAGGGGCTCCTCAGAAAGGTCCTTGGTATCATGTTCTCTCCCCTATATACTGGAAAGAAAAAGCCGAAGCTAAGAAGGCTCCTGTATTTGGAGGTATACCTGTGGACAAGAAGAACAGACCTCAACCAAAGATGAAGCCTGTTATTCCTAGTGCCTTAGTCCAGGAGAATCAGATAGCTGAATCTATAAAACAGTCTTCAGTTGCTACGGCAAATCAGGTAAGGAATATTTCTCAGGCTACTACTAAAGCTTTAGCTACCCAGTCCGCTATCACTCAATTAAATGCTGCTTCTGAAAGAGTAAGATCTAAGAGGCTCTCCAAGAAGATAGGGGCTATTGCAACAGCTATGTCTAGTAGTGCTAGTAGAACGGCTAATGCTTCTGTTTCTGCCGCTAGTGCAGCTCAGTCTGCTGCTACTGCTGCAAATAGAGTAGCTACCTCGGCAACTAAGTTAGCTACTACTCAGGGAGCAACTGCTGCTGCTACTGTAGCTGCAACTAAGAGTGCTGCTGGTGCTGCAATAGGGGCCGCTGCGGCTGGGGCTGCTGCTGGAAGTGCTGCAAGGGGTATAAGAACCGCTGTGGGCAAGGGTCTTTTCAGATACGGTGCTAAGTCAGGATTCAGATTCTTGGGTACCAAGATATTGCCTAAGATTCTCACCAGCTTAGTGGGATTCCTCGGAGGTCCTATTGGTATAGGTCTTACTGCTCTTACTCTCTTACCTTCCCTCATATCGGCTATCACAGCGAATAAAGAGGCTAATGAGGAAAACACAGAAGCTCTCAGTCAGAATACCCTTTCTCAGCAACAGGAGAATCAAAAGAAATATCCCGAGAGTATTCAGGGTATACAGAATGACAAAGAGCTCATGACTATGCTGGCTAATTCTATTGCTCAATGGACTAAGAGAATGGAAGCAGCAATGGATAAGTTCTATGCTGGTACCATAACCGTCAATATTGATGGTAAGAGGGCAATGGAAGAGCTCATAGAGAATAAGAATAAAGAATATAACATTGATATGGGTGCAACCACTGGAGACTAAACTATGGCTGATATAATAGATAAAGTTACGGCTAGGTCTGACTATCGGGCCAGACTAGCTGCCAGGAAAGCTTCACCTGAGAATCATGCTTGGAATCAGGGAGATCCTGTGGGCATAGGTAACCGAGATCCTGATGGCAGGGGAGTAGTTGCAGGTCGTACCGATATGAATATCGGAGGTACTAAGAACGGATTCAACGGATTCATTCACAATACAGTGGGAGTTGCTTCAAAGGCTATCAATGAACTCACACACAGTATTCAATCTTCCGAGGGTGGAAGAACTGCAACCTGGGTGTTATCTAAACTCTGGAGAGCCAAGATTGCTATCAACCGCACAGTCTTGGTGGCTCCCAGAGTAAAAGATACTTATGCTGCAAGGGATATCAAATCCACTCTGGCTAAGGCTCAGAATCAACATGAGGCCAAGAAATCTAGCCTGTCCCTTGCAGAAGCTACAGATCTATGGCAGACTAACAGAAGAGCTGCTATGATATCTGGAGCAGATCCTTCCCACTTCAAAATACCCGACAACAAGTTCGGTAAGGGTATAGGGGATCTCAAATCTGCTTTAGAACCTTACAGGTATGAAGTAACCCTGATTAAATGGGGTCTTCCTTTGGTCACACTTCATCTTCAGAATCGGCCTACTGAATTGAATTTCAGTTCAGAGAGTACTTGGGCGGCTATCCAATCCATGGGAAGGAATAACCCTTTCAGGATGTATACCTCTGGAGATGATACCATATCTTTTGATATCTCTTGGTATACTACAGGATATGGGGATGAAAACAGAGATCAGGTACTCAACAAATGCAAGTTGCTAGAGAGTTGGACTAAAGCAGATGGATATAATGCTGCTCCTCCTACTCTAGCTATTGTATGGGGAGATACAGGCATGTTTGACGGGGAATCTTTTATCCTTGAGTCTGCTCCCTACAGGTTGTTCAATTTTCAAGAAAGAGGAATGTCTGCTGCTGAAAGGGCTAAGCTTCACAAAGGGCAACAGGCTACTTTTAAAGATTGGAAACTCTTCCCAATGTGTGCTACTCAGACTCTTACCTTTAAGAGGGTGACTTCTACCAATCGTACGCATCAGGATATAATTACTTTAGACAAACTTCAGAAGACTCTCGGTATAATCCTTAGTCCTTCTGATTCTTCTACAGTAGATCTTAAGTCGGATGATACTTTGCCTGAGCTTCCTTCTATAACTCCAGGAGCTCTATCTAGCGGAGGAGGGCTAGTTACACGATGAATCCATATAGTAAAGTAGCCTATATAAATCTCGGAGATGGGGATATATGGGTAGAGAGAGCTATAAACACAGGCTCTACTTCTAATGGTAATCTAAGATATCACACAGTAAAAGAAGGTGAAACAATCCAGAGCATAGCTTTTCAATACTATGGGGACTCTGGAAGATGGGCTGATATTGCTGATGTGAATCCTATTATGAACCCCTTTGAAGATCTGTATGCAGGTCTCCAATTGATAATACCTCAGTAATCATGGGAGTTGTAAAAGTTGACAGCCCTCCGGTTCTAGATAATGGTACAGGTACTCCATACCTGGCCATTTTCAATGGAGCCGGAGGTGTTATTGTGAATCCCCGGGATAATATGCCCATAGGGGAATTGGTCACCTCTTTCAGGTATAAATACAAAGAAGACGGAGTAGATGAGGGGGAATTCACCGTACGTACCGATAACCCCGATCTACCTTCTCTTGAGACGCTTCAGTATAACAAGTCTATCATTCTTCAATGGGGTTACATCTACCCTCATCAGGCTCCTTTTATAGGTCCTCCTCGTTCGGTTATCATCACTGAGCATAATATATCTTGGAGCTATGATGGAGTTACCATTAAGATAGGGTTTGCAGCAAGGGGTATCCTGACTAAGAATATTCCAGCTGATTGGAGACAACAAGAAGCTGAATGGGATACTTACTTCCAAGTGATGAAGGACATTGTAGACAAGGGTAAAGTAGTGGGATGGAAGATATTAGATACTAATCAGAAGACCGTAGTATCTAATGATGTAATTCTAGAATTACAGGGAGATGCTCCTGTGGGGGAAGAATATCAGCATATTGCAAATGGTATGCTTCGGAATCCCTATAAGTCTAATCCCGAAGTAGACAAGGAAAGGAAGGAAGCTAATGTAGACCACATATATCAAACTATACAGGCTGCTTCCGTAGCTTATCCCGATGCCCGAAAGATAGTCAAGGTATATGATAGTGAAGATCCAGAGGGTAAAGCCAAGCTAGAAGAATACTTAGAGAGTGACGATGGAGACTTTATTGTGGTCAAGGGTAAGATCATGACTAAGAAGAATCGAAGTCTAATATTCAAGGGAGCTGCTAAGAATATATGGAATCAGGCTGAAGAGTTATCAGATAACCTTCCTGGAGGTCCCTATATGATGAGTGCCCGAGATAACACCATCACTATCAAGAACAGGAATATCAATCGTCCTGTATCAAAAGTCTACACTTTCATGGGTGGCAATGGTGAACTTCTCACTTTCAAGGTAGACAATAAGTTCACCGTAAATTATACCGATTTAGTAGAAGATGCTGATATAGATCCTGAGACTGGGGAAGAGAAAGTATATCTTCAACAAAATGTTTCTGATCCCAATGTCGGTCAGTGGGTAATTCTGAATACCAGCAAGATGTATGAACATGCTCAAGATAAGACCCGAGTATCTTCTGGACCCGCTCTTCAGGATGTTTATGACTTCTCTACTTATGATTCTGGTAGTCAAACTATGGATAATACTCCTGTGTTTGACAGTGTAGCCGATGCAGTGGATTATTTCCAGAACAATCCCGGATTTACTGAAGCTGAATACAATGAACTCATTGCTAAGATAAAGGAAACGGTAGATAAGACCATGAAATCTGAGGAAGCCTGGATGCTCACTGACTGGGATTATTTTGATAACTACCGTATCAAGAGGAAGGTCAAGATCAGAACCGTATATGACCTTGCTCAATTCTATGCAGTGCCTGGAGCTAAGTTCGAACGCAACATAACTTTTGCTGCAAAGGGTGGAGTAGAGGGATACGTCAAGGATTTTATGAATGGATATGCTGCCAGGAATAATCTGCAGGTCATAGAGGTTGGTTCCGATAGAGCTATCCATAATCCTGAAACAGATTCTCAGATTCAGTATTATCCCATAGATAAGTATCTGGAGAATCCCTCAGCCTACTCTACTACTATGACTCCTACAGTAGTTACAGTAGAAGAACAAGAAATAGAGGTACCATTACATGCTACTCAGATCAGGGCTGCTAGACCTGCAGGTATGAAATCTGCCTCCATAGGCAACGATCTTCAGAAATCTCTCGATGTAGCTTGTAAAGCTCATGCTACAGTTGTAGGGGATCCTTCCCTTGAGGATTGTATGAATATCTATATCCAGAATGTATCACAGAAATATTCTGGAGTATGGTATGCTACTGAAGTAGAACATGTATTCTCAATTTCAGGGGGTTATACCTGCAATATAGAATTCCTACAGAGAGACATTGTAATGTCTACCTCAGTTATCAAGGCTTCTATTAACCTCCCTAAGAAAGCCAACGAGGATCAATTGTCTGCTCAGGAATCCCTGAGGAAAGGTGACTACACTGCTCCTAATGATCTCTACAATGAAATCCAAAGGAGGACTAAAGAAACCTTGGCTGACAACATAGGAGATATCTATGGGGAACAGGATCAGAATAATTCTAAACAGGGTAACTTCTATGCTGAGAATGCTGTTCCTGCTGAAGAAGATGTTAACTATGCTTATCAGGATGGTGCTTCTATCAACTTCCTGGATGAAGGTAGTAAAGCTGGGTTGATACAAAACATAAATGAAAATCTATGAACCTACTGAAGATACTTCAAAAATACGGAGTAGAGTTTATAGGTAGGTATTACTCTACTTATCGAGGAATCGTTATAAGTAATGATGATCCTGACCATCTCAATCGTTTGCTTGTATATGTACCCTCTGTTCAGAATGGGGTAAAAGTATGGGCAAGGTCTAAAGCTGCTATAGGATTTCTCAAAGCAGGGGCTAAGTTCATAACACCCAAGCGGGGGGACATTGTATATGTAGAGTTTGAAAAGGGTACCACTATGAATGCCCTTTGGTCTCATGCTCCCTGGAAATACGATGAATGTCCTGAAGAATTATGGGACAATCATACAGTGGGTATGGTCACACCCTTTGGTCACAAGCTCTATATACAGGACAAGGAGGGTAAGCTTACTCTGCAAATAGGGGATTCCGAAGAGGACAAAGATTCTCTAGTATTACTCACCATAGAGAAGACAGGTAAGCTCAATCTGAAGGTCGGGGGCGATACTGGTACCACTATAGATATAGAGGGCAAGACTACCACAATAAACGGTGGAAAGAACAAGGGTCTGGTCAACTCTGATGCTATCCGTTCTCTTGCTCAAGCTCTCATGAAAGATCTACTTGTTCTGGGTTCAGGTACTAACCTGTCTACCTGGATGGGTAAGGATATGGTAACAAAACTCGAAGATCCTAATGTTTCTCACTGATGGCTCTAATTGCAGATGTAGGTCAGATGGCCGAAGAAATAATCAAGGCTAAGATAAAAGAATTCACGGATTCTCTACCTGACTCCGAGGAAGTTATAGATTCAATGGTAGAGGCTGCAAAAGCTCAGATAGAATCAAAGTTGGAAGAACTGAATAGCATATATGACAGTATCCAGACTGCCATAACTAATCTGTCTAATATTCCAACTGACATTGCTTCTGCTCTGACTTCAGCAGCTACTATCCTTCCTCCTGGAGGTGGAGTTCCTGTAGTAGTCAATCAGACCATGGCAAACATAAAATCATGGAAGATACAGATTGCAACTGCTACTGCTTCTCTGGGTCAACTTAACAGTGTACTCAGTCTCTTGGGAAAGGGTGTTCCTGCTCTCAATGTAATTATTCAAACTGTATCTACAGTGGGTGCTGCTATAGATACAGTGGCTGGTATAATAGATGCAATTCCTCTCGGATAAAATCATGGACAACTTACAACAACTCAACTCAATCGGTTCCGGAGGTCTGTTTCCCATTAAGCTCACTAAAGCTAAAGATCAGGATGGGAATATAAAGATGATACCGAAGCTAGAAGTTCATACAGATGATCAAGGAAAAGAATACTGGGTACCTGTAATGGAACAGAAGACAGATGAAGAGGGGAACCCTGTATTCTATCCTCAAAGGGATGCTCAGGGCAATATAATCTATGATGCCTCGGGTAATCCCATACCCGATACTAACAACCCCTGGATGATACCTGTAATGGTAGAGAGAGTGGGGTGGTATCCTGTATATGGAGATGTAAATTTGGTAAAACAGAATCTCATCGGTCTTCTTTCTTACATGATAGGTCAGAAAATTCGTTCTGAATATTATGGTACTCTCATGTGGGATAGTATAGAAGAACCCAATACTATAGCTCTGGGAGTTATCCTGAGAAAGTATCTCTCTGATTCTATCAAAGCTTGGGAACCTCGGTTAATAGCCATGGATCTCAGGTGTATAAGGCAATTCGATTCTATACACCTTGTTCTCAAATTTGCTATCAAAGATTCTAGGTCTATTTACGACCTAGACTTCAGTTATAATCCTCAAACTAATTCTATATATGTCAACCACTAATCCCTGGCTGAATCCCTATCAGCGATCTTACGAAGATATAAAGAATGGAATCCTCAGGAGAGTTCAGAAAACTGTTCCAGGGATGACCGACATAAGTGAGGGCAATATCTTTGTTCTCATAATTTCTGCATTTGCTGCTATAGCAGAAGTATTGCATTATTACATTGATAATATGGCAAGGGAAGCTTTCTTCCCCACTGCGAGGCGTTTTTCTTCCCTTATGAAGCATTCCAAATTGGTAGACTACCATATCAAATCTGCAGTTGCTCCTACAGTGGATGTAATCCTTTACAGGACTGGAGAAGAACCTTTTGGGATGGAATTCGAAGTACCTGAGAATACTGCTTTCACTTCTGCTGATGGTAAACCTTGGTATTCAACTAAACGAGTAGTATCTGAAGTAGATGCTTACTCTATCAAGGTTCCTCTCATTCAAAGAGAATATGCCGGAGAAGTAGATCTAGGTACCATAGCTTCTATAAACCAAGAAATATACTTACCCGAACCTCCTTCTAACAGAAGGTATGTAGAGGGGTCTATGGTTCTCTATATCAATGGAACTCCCTGGACTTTGGTAGATACCTTTGCTTATTCAAATGCTATTGACCGAGTATATAAGGTAGAGATAGACAGCAATCTCAAGCCTCGTATCATTTTCGGAGATGGTACTTTTGGAATGAAGCCGACTCTGAATTCAACAGTCAAGGCTACTTACTACTATACTTATGGAGAATCCGGGAACATTGCCAAGGGTTCTTTCAATACTGTTCCTCAAGTTCTTCAGAACAAAGGTATAGAGGACTTAGCTATATCCCAGCCTCAAGATGCTGCAGGAGGTTCTAACTATGAGAACTTCAGCATGCTCAAGCAACATGTACCCCTCTCAATTAAGACCCTGGGAGTTGCAGTCACTCGAGAAGATTTCGAGGCTCTTGCAATGCTCCAGCCTGGGGTAAACAAAGCCTACGTAGAATACACTTGTGGCAAACAGGTAGACATCTACATATCCCCCGATGGAGGAACAGATGCTCCGGATGATCTGGTTGCTCAGGTACAGTCTGCACTGGGAAGATCTAAGGTAATAACTTCTAATGTGGTAGTTCATTCTACCCACGCTTCTCAGATTTATCTGGTTGCAACTATTCAGGGAAAGAAATCCTTCAAGTCAGTTGACATACAGAATCAGGTTACTAAAGCTCTGTTGGAAGCATACAACAAAGAGAATTCAGAAATCAATCAGACTATCCGAGTCTCCGATATGTATGCTCTCATAGACAACTGTACTATGGTGGATTATTCCAATATCACCAAGCTGTATCTGAGATCCTATGCTCTTCCTACAAGGTCTTATACAGGTACTGAGGAAGAGGGAGTCATTCCTTTGGACATTTCTCAGTTCTCTCTCAACAAGTTTGTACAGACAGAAGCTAACGGAGTCCTTACTCCTGCAAGGGTGATGGTGACCATAAAGATAAACGAGGATGCTTCTGCTTACAACTACTCTATCAACAACGAGGGATATCAGGAACAAGAAGTTCAATTCGGAGAGAGAGCTCACTATTCAGATGACACAATAGACTTTGAAATGGTGGTATCAGAGGAAGACATCAGGTATAATCCCGACGATATGTACTCCTTCTACATCTCTCCGATGAATCAGGACCTGGTTCCTATCGAATACAATATACCAATATTCTCATCCGAGAACATAATCCTTACAATCAATGAGTCGGTTTAAATTCAAGGAGTGGCTCTTCTCGAATTTCTTTCCGTCCTATTATAAGGAAAACGATACCTATAAAGATGAGAACGGAAAGGGTATTCTAGAGAGGTTCATAGAGGTTTGCTCCGAATACTTTGATGATAATATAACCCCAAATATAGACAATCTCTTGGACCAGATAGATCCTGATACGGCCCAGGGCTTGTTCCTCAACTATATCTGGGAATATTTCGGTTATCTCCCATTTGCTTGGGGAGTTCTCATAGGCAACAATGATGAGGACTGGGATTTCAGTAAAGATCAGGTATCTCGCTGGATGAATACCCTCACAGCTTTCCCAAAAGCTGATGCAAGGAAGATGCTGAAATATGCTATCTCACTCTATAAGATCCGAGGTACTGAAGCTTTCTATCAGATACTCGGTAGATTCTATGGAGTACAGTTTACTATTACACCCGTCAGCTGTAATGAATGCTCTCCCAATCCCAATGACAATAAGGATTCAGAAGAAGCAACTCCTTCCAATAATAAGAGAAGATCTACTGTTCCCGAACCTAAAGATGCTCAGGTTATAGAACCATCCTATGATGGGTTCATACTGGGTACTTATGGCAACCGATCCTCCTTCCCCGAGAATGGAGATGTCAAGGCAGCTTGGTCTACTAACAACTGCTGGAACTGTGCTTGCTACAAAATCACAGTGGGTATACCTGAGGGTATGTGGGATCTGATAGAATCCTCTGATAATCCTGAACAGAGGAAGGCAGATATAACCAAGGCTTTCACTACTCTCATGAACAAATATCTGCCCATCTATGCAAGAATCTGCAATGAGAGTGTAACTATAGAACCTGAGAGACCTATCATTGAGGTTACCGGTCCTCCAAGAATCAGCCCACAGGCTATTGAATCTAAGGGAATTGTTACTCTCAATGGTACAGATACTTCTATGGTAGCTTCAGGAATCCGAATAGATCCTGCAGAAACCCTCATACAGCCTCAGGAATCTGTTACTCTTATTGCTAAGGTTACTCCTCCTTCTGGATTATATCATACTATCAACTGGGAGGTTCTGGATACCGAAGTACTCGAACTTGTATCACAAGAAGATGGTACTTGCGTAGTCAAGGCTATTGCTGAATCAGGCAGTGCTGATGTCAAGGTTACTATCACTAGTGACAAGGGAGAATTCTCTGCTACTGCTCACATAGTAGTAGAAAGGGAAGGCTTGGTAAAAGCAACCTATCATGATGAGGAAGACGGGAAAGATAAATACACCAACAATAGTGATCCTAACGACGAATACGATAGGACTGCTGCATATCGAAGAACAGAATGATACTCCAAGTAGACACTCAGCAGGTAGGTTCTGCTGTAGATCAATTAACAAAGTCCTCAATTGAGTTGGCACAAGCCGCATCAGATTATGGGGCTCTGAAGGTAATCTTCGGAATTTTTATGGTATTTATGATACTCATCGTAGGACTTTTCATCTATCAGGTTTTTGCTCTCAACAAAAAGATAGAGATCATCGGAAAGGCTTCTGAGAAAACTCAGACCTACTTTGAAGGAGTATCACAACGTACTATCGGACCCACACAAGCTTCTCTGATAATCCGAAGGAACATAGATGTATTGGGTCAGACCATCAAATACCAGATCCTTCGAACTCGACTAGAGAATCACATTGATGACAAGGAACGTACCCAAGAGAAGATCAAGATGATCGTGAAGAACGAAGATACTGAACTCTTCAACTTCACTAATCAATTCATCTATCAAGATAAGCCCCTGTCAGAACTATTGGAGGAAGGCAATACACCCGTGATCATAAACTTCATGATAGAACAGGTATATACTCCCAAGGATAAGTTCACAGTATCGGGCATGGATCAAGCAGTTGATCTTCTCATTCATGGTATCAAGTTGGAATACATGCAGAAATTCTCATGATAACAAGAAGTCTAGTAGTTATCCTAGACCCTGCTCACGGGGATAATGTCCAGGGCAAATGCTCCCCAGACGGAAAGTTCTTCGAATGGCAGTGGTCTAGGAAAATAACTGGGATGCTTATGAATAAGCTACCAGATTTGGGATTCAAAGTAGAGATAACAAATCCCTCTAATCATGAAATAGGTCTATCAAAGAGGAAAGAAATTGCAAATGCAGTATTACTTCCCGATCCCTTGCATTGCAAGAAACTGCTGCTCTCTTTCCATAATAATGCAGCAGGAGATGGCAGAGACTGGAAAGATGCCAGGGGATATGAACTCTGGACTTCTAGAGGAACCACCATCTCAGATAAATATGCCGAGATAATCATCAAACAACTCCGAGAAGACTTCAAGGGGGTCATAGGCATAAGGGAAAGGGTAGATCCAGACAGGGATGAAAACTTCACTGTACTCATGGGAAATTATGGGGCAGTGCTGATAGAGTGGCTCTTCATGGATAACAAAGAAGACCTTGAAAAGCTGCAGGATGACAATATCAATCAACTGTTTGTATCATCCATAATCAAATCCCTGCTTTACATTGATGAACACTTAGATCTGATCTTCTAAGCAATAACCATGGTTGAGTTGGTTAGTTGGGGCCAGTTGGAGGCAGCAATGTTTCCAGCTGGCTTTTTAGCGTTTGAATTCTGTAGCAGCATTTTCAAGGACTTCCTTGATATGTTTTCTCATCTCCGAGATATGGGATGCAGACCTCTTATTTCGAGGTAACTCAAAGAAATCTATCAGGTGAAGCACTGATATCTTCCCGTGGGATTCATTCTTCTTATCTATGAGATACTGAGGAGGTTCCAATTCTGTTCTAAACAATAGATATTCATCCTCCGTCAACTTAGATTGGAGGTATTCATTAAATCTGATGCTGAGATCTTCCTTGTATTCCGTTTCCTCGGTATCATCTTCCCATTCCCTGCCTGCTTCAAATACCTGTTCAAAGGAAGTGAGTTCTTGATTGAATTCTGCTTGTTGAGTATAAGCATTCCTGAGAAGCTTATTCTTGAAAGTTCTTATCGAAGATATCAGGGTTGCCTTCAATCTCTCCTCCCCGTATTCATCCTGATACTTATTATATACATACATAAACTTATCCCAGAAATAATCTCGTATAATGTCAGGAGAAACATTGTATCTTCGAGAATCGATGCTTCTAGCAAGCTTATTAATCAGGGGCTTGCATATCTTATACATCTTGTTGAATAGGTCATTGTCCACATGTTGAAACTCCTTCAACCTGTGAATTTCACTTCCATTAGTCTGAGTCACCATATCGAATACCTGTTTTAATATTTATATGCAAATATATAAAATATAATATAAATATGTATCAAACTAGAGATATCAACTTGAATAGGGCTGATGCTCATTCTCTTGTCAAGCGTACATCAAGTATACTACTGAGTACTCTTGAATATCATATTGGACATGTAAAGATATGAAATCAAGATTTAAGAAAAAGCTAGATGCTAGTGACAAATTTACTTTCACCCTGGAATTTCAATTAGAAGTTCTTCGATTCTTCATACAGAGCAAGGAATCTCTGCTCATACTTCCCAAGTTGAAGTCCGGGTATTTCACCCTCATTGAACATGCTCTCATCTTTGAGGGACTCACTAAGTTCACCAAGAAGTACAAGAAGATTCCCAGTAAGCCCTTGCTAATAGAAAACATGCATAAGCTTCTGGAGGGAAAGGATTATGTCAATCTAGTAACTAAGGACGATCTCCCCAACATCCACAAAATCATCGACAATCTATATGATATTCCCCTGAAAGATGAGGATGTGATCAAAGACAACATCTACAAGTTCACGGCTTACACCGAGATGAAAGCTCTGAATGAATCCATGGATCTATCCAACTTCGATCTCTATGAAGAATATCAGAACAAGGTTGCTCAGATAATCCGAAAGTCTACACCTAAGAAAGAAGAAGAACCTCTCTTCATGGTAGAGGGTACAATCAGAAGGCAGTTGCTCAGGAGAACAGATCCTGATATAGTTCCTACTCCCTACTGGCAGCTCAATAAATTATCCAATGGCAATGGGTATTCCCGGGGATCTATCTTCGTACTTCTGGATAGACCAAAAGCTAAGAAGACCTTTGCTCTCATCAATGTAGCTAGAGGATATCTCACTATGAAGAAGAATGTCCTTTATATAGATACCGAGAACGGTAAGAATCAGATCATGGAAAGGATGGTTCAGTCAACTCTGAATAAGACTAAGCTGGAAGTTCTCTCAGGGGAATATGATAAGCTAGAACAGAGACACATGAGGAAGTATAAGAGACTGGGAGTTGAATTCATAGTAGAGAGGGTTCCTGCTCTTGTTGCAGATGCAAATCACATTCGGGGAATAATCCAGAAGCTAGAAGCTGAACACGATATCAAGATCAATATCCTCATGATTGACTACGCAGCTAAGCTTGCATCCATTGCTAGAGACAAAGAAGATACTGAAAGAATAGGCAATGTATATGTAGACCTCGACAATCTGGCAACCGAGATGAATCTTGATCATATATGGACTGCTCAACATGTGAAGAGGGAAGCTGCAAATCACAAGGAAACCAAATACGAGGATAATGATATTGCATCTGCTATCTCCATTATAAGGAATGCTCAATGTATCATGGGACTCAACTCAACTCAAGAGGAAGAAGAGAATGGAATACAGAGGATGGAAGTTGTAGTGCAGAGGGATGGTAAACCTTCCGGAAGAGTTCTCTTCAATATAGATGCAGACAGGCAGAGGTGGAAAGAATTCTCAAGGGATGCAAGAAGAGCTTATGATGAATCACAGGGTAAAGTGGTAGATGAGATGATTAAGAAAGGTACCAAGATAAAGGGTAAGAATCCAAATGCTGATCCTGAAAAGAGAAAGCATACAACTGGTGATATCTAATGGCAAAGCTTACAAGTAACTTCAAGGGAAGACTTCACAAGTACTTCCAGATAAAGATAGGGGCATTTGATTACCGACATGGTTGGTTAAAATCTCGATGCCCTTACTGTGGAAGAGAGGGTAAGTTCGGAATCAACCTTTCTCTCAATCGATGCAACTGCTTCCGATGCGGGGAACATCCCTCACCAATGCAGTTAGTGATGTATCTAGAGAACGTAGATACTTATCATGAAGTTTATTCTATCCTTGAACAGGAACAGTTCTCCGGTTACATATTCAAGGAAGACAAGGTAGAATTAAAGGAACACAAGCCCATGTATCTCCCAGAGGGCTTCTACTTACTCAATCAGGGAGACAATACAATAGCTAAATCTGCAAGAAACTATGTCACACGTAGAGGATTTGATTTCAATGTTCTTTCCAGAATGGGCTGGGGATACTGCACACAGGGAAAATATTTCGGCTACCTCATTATCCCGTTCCATGAACACGGTAAACTGGTATACTTCAATGCCCGACTCTTCTTGGGAAATGGGCCCCGTTATAACAACCCAGATACCTCAGAATCAGGTCTGGGAAAATCCTTCATTATCTATAACAGAGATGCACTGGATATCTACTCTTCCTGTTTCATATGTGAGGGAGCAATAAATGCTGCTACCATGGGAGAGAGGGGAATTGCAATGTCAGGAAAGGCAGTATCTAGATACCAGATAAACACCCTCATAAAATCCCCCTGCAAGAGATTCATATTGCTTCTAGATCCAGATGCAAAAGAATATGCTCTTGATCTTGCATTTAAGCTGCAACCCTTTAAAAAAGTGAAAGTTATATTCCTTCCCGAGGGCAAAGATGTAAATGACCTCAAGAGGAAAGAAGTCCTCAAGTTGATATATCGAGTACATTATCAGTCTTACTCTGATCTAATGAAATTAAAACAATCCTTATAATTATGAAAAAGAGTAAGAGAAACCCCTTTGTATCAAAACTTTGCGAAGAGATCGCTAATTATCCAGATGCTAACCTGTTAGATCCAGAAGATTATCAGGATCTACTGAGAGAACAAGAATTGCCCGATGGGTTCATGACTGAGTTCAGAGAACAGTGTAGGAAAGAATGGGAAGAACATTATTTCCCTCATGCTGGCAACTGGGCCTATTTTGAGGACCTCTTCAAACTATTTCTTGGTGAAGAACTTTATAACAAGATATAACATGGACCTCAAATTATTCCGAGCCAGATTCAAATTCTCAGTAGTTAAGGAAGGGCAGATCAAATCCTGCCTTTTCTTTGCGCCAAGTGAAATGGTAGCTCACCAACACATTATCTCTTGGCTTCAACACCATCCTCAATATCTCGGGGGATTATCTAAAGTAGATATGCACATCGAACAAATATCCATTCCTGATGACTTGGTATTTGACATTCAATCCGAACCTCATCTAATAAAACTGGGACAATGAAATACAACAAACGCAAGATGTACCAGAAGATCCAGCTCAGGTTTATACCCTATGAGAATGGTACCTGGATCATGCAGTACAGGATAGATCCTTCAGAACTTCCTTTATGGAGAAGGCTGGTGAATATCTGGATAGCTCCCAAACCCCGATACATAGGTATTCTCAACGATTATGAAAATCCTCTTGAGGCATGGAAACCTATCCTGATATCTTCAGAACTGGATGCTCAATATTGGAGAGAACGTCTACGTATCTACAAAGATCTATATGAATATGCTCACTCCTATGATAATCAATTCAGGGAGGATGTAAATAAACATTATAGATTCATAGAAGAACACCAGATGCAATTATGAGAGAACCTTCAATACATATCACCATATCTGTTTTCAATCAAATTGCAGAAGAGATGGGAATTGAACTAGATTCCAAGACTTTCTTCAGGAGAGCAAGGAACTACTCAGTTCCCTCTCGTTCTGTATTAAAGGGGAACAACAGGAAGAATCGAAGAAAGCTCACTCAGATACAACAGGCATCTATTGCAGATACCAATCTTCTGGCAGATGTGATATATGCAGTTAGAATCAAGCTTCACCATACTGGGGTCACTAAGATAGGTCCATCTAATTCCCAGTGGAGATATCTCAAGGAACTAGTAGAGAAAGTGAATCAATATTGTCAGGCTCTGAATATGCAGAAGAGAGCAGGATATATTGATTTTGTCACTCGGGGAATGAAACTTTTCGCTGAGACAAAGAGAAGAAGTATGCAATCCCCTGTAACTTATTTGAATGCTAGCTTTGAGAAAATCTTTGACATGGCTAAAGGGGAATGGGAACTAAATAATGATTCTAATCCCGAGGGAACTTCCGAGATATATAATATATACATAAACAAGATCCTTGATATGACGGGGATCCCAAACAACTATAAGAATGATCCAGAACAGTACATCTATTTCAAGTATGCCCGAGAACAAGCGGACTCTGTTGGGGCAGATTATGACACGTATATTGAGGCTCAGTTTGATGCCCTTGCTTTCTGTAATGGAATACCAAAACTCCAGGATCTTGTGGGAGAGAAAGCACAAGAAAGGTTGATTCGATATCTATCTAGAAATAACATAACACTCAGTCCAAGGAAGAATGCTTCCATAGACTGGTCTAAATTCAAACGGTGATGGTGAAGAAGTTTAAATTGAAATACTTATTGAATCCGGATAAGTGGTCAGATCCTGCAGCTTTCATTATATTCTGGATTTGTTTCCTGTTTACAGTAGTAATATTACCTCTGATAATTCTTATGATATGATAACAATAACAATCCTTAATGGCAATATGTGCGAGTTGGATGGTCACCGAAAGACCATCCTTCAGTTGTATAATAAGTATAGGATAAAGCATCCGAATGCTTGGCACATCATGATGTATCAGAAAGGTAGGAATAGGTGGGACGGTTATATAAAATACATCTCTGATACAGGCAAATTCAAGATAGGCCTCCTTCCCGAAATTTACAAAGATGCAGTTGATATGGGGCAAAAGGTTAAGATAATTGACCGCAGGCCGCCTCTTAGAATAACTCCAGAGATTCCCGATGTATGTGGGAATCTAACTTTATATCCCAGGCAGAAGCAAGCTCTGCGAAAGCTCCTATTTAACAAGGTAGGGGATATGCCCTTTACCCTGGGCGTGGGGGATTTATCTGTGGGTTTTGGTAAGTGCATCGGAGGAGAATCTCTTATAAATACTTCTCAAGGTATTTATCGAATGGATGAGATCATAGATGAAGAAGGTTATTTGAAATACCCTAGATTAAAAGTCTTAGCTTCTGATGGGAAATTTCATGATATAAAGGGTTCTGTCAAAAATAATATAAGGGCTTTGCGTATAACCACTTCTCAAGGATATACTCAAGTATGTGGTTATGATAGGCATAAATATTTTACAATTACTTCTGAGGGGAAACTAGACTGGGTTCTAGCTAATTCCCTTAAAGTGGGAGATTATTTACCTATCAGTAAAGTAAATCACCTCTCTAAGGATTCCTCTATTAGTCTAGAAGAAGCTTATCTTATGGGGTGTATTCAGGGTGATGGACATGTATTACAAAAGTCTCCTACTTGGGTTTATATTAGTTTATCAGGAGAAGATTATGAAATTGCCCAAGCTTGTGAAAAAGCTTTAAATCATATTTGTCTTCGACCTTGTAAAGTAACTCCCCATAAGAAATTCGAAGGATGGCATATTTCTAAGTCTGATAAAGCCTTATCTAAACTTATCATAAATAAGTACCCAGAACTTCTTGGTAAAGCCAGTGAGAAAAAGGTTCCTAAAGTTATTATGGATTCTTCTCCTGAAGTGCAATGGGCATATCTAGCAGGGTTATTTGATACTGATGGGAGTAAGTCTTCCCGAGTGTTGGAATATTCTTTCAGTTCTATCAATCCAGAAAATATCCATAGGATGCAGTATATGCTTCTTCAACTGGGAGTTATTACTTTTACAAGTTCTAAGAAGACTTTGTGTAATGGTAAAAGAGATATTACATATAGATTAAGGGTGGGATCTAGAGAGTTTGAGAAATTTGGTAGATCTATTCCTCTGAAAGTTCCCCGAAAGCAATTCTCACCCGAAGATCTTGAAAGATTCAGAGATAAACTGAGATATCAGTTACCTATTCAAATAGGTAAGAAATGCAAAGAACACTATCAAAATCAGGGGTATAATACCCGAAATAATCCCTTAGATACCCTGACTCAAAAACAAATAAGAGAACCCCATAGAATAACTCTTACTTCTTTAAACAATCTCTTAGAAGCAGCTCCTTCTAAAGAATTACAGGAATTAGCAGATTTTTCTTCGAAAGTCTACTGGGATAAGATAAAATCCATTGAAGTCATAGAACAATATACCTGTTATGATATAGAAGTAGAGGACGTACATCAATATTTAGCAGATGGGTTCATATGTCATAATACTCTTCTCTTCTGTGCAATACATGAAGCCTATCACAGAAAATTAAAAACCATACTTCTACTCAATGATGCAGACCTCTTCAACCAATTCAAAAGGGAGATCCCTCCTCTCTTGCCCGGTGAAGATATTTCCTTCATTCAGGGTTCAGCTAAGTCTAACAGACTCGGAAACTTCAATGTGGCGATGGTCCAATCTCTCTCACGGAATCTTCGGCAGTACCAGTATCTCTTATCCACCCTCGACATCTGCTTGATAGATGAGGCAGACCTTCTTGATAACAACACCTATAAGAATGTCATTCAGCATCTTTACAATGCCAGGATAAGAATCGGCCTGTCAGGTACCATTTATATGTCTAAGCTTAAGAAGGACTTGGTTCACAATATGAACATCATGTCTTTCATAGGCCCAAAGGTAGATTCGGTCAAGATCTTGGATCAGATAAAGTCAGGAAGAGCAACTCCCGTAGTAGTCAAGATGGTAAAGTTATCTTGGCCAGTACCCAATTCTGTAGATTATCAGGAACAGTATCAGGAGGAGATCACCGATAATCCTGCTGCATGGGAGGCATCCTGGAATAGGACAATGTATAATGCCAAGTACAAGAGATTCCCCATGCTCATTGTAACTAAGTTCATAGATCACAACAAGAATCTCTACGATTATTATATGAAAAGGGCTAAGGGATTCAATCTCAAGATTGCAAGGGTGGATCACACCACCAAGAATAGGAAGCAGATTCTAGAGGATTTTAGACTTGGGAAGATAGATATTCTCATTGCAACCACAATAATCTCTAGAGGGAAAAATTTCCCTACACTGCGCTACCTCCAAAATACTGCTTCCATGGATTCAAATGAAAAATCAATACAGATTCTCGGAAGGTTGGTGAGGAAACATGAATCTAAATCTAAGGCATATCTGGATGATCTTATGTTCCCTGGCAATTATCTAGCTAGACATGCAAGACATCGCAAGTCTTACTATAAGAAAGAACATCTCAAAGTCATAGAGGTTTGATCAGGTACCCTAATTTTTGACCTGGGACTTTTCTCCCATGAGAGAAGACGAATGGGAGGGCAGGAGGAATAGATAATGTATTAGGGCATTAGATAATAGAATGAAGAAAAGAAAACTCATAGATAGACAAAGACTATAAACACATGAAACAAAGTTTCGTTTGCCTGTTAAATAATTATTTATGGTTCAGGGATCTGGGTTTTGGAAAGTTTTTCCCGGGTCCCTGATTTTAGTGTTACAACATTGATAATCAAGGTACTCTATAATCAAGCTAAACATTTATTAATCAATCATGGATAATACTCTTTCACTCCGAGACATTACATTTCTCATCTGGTTGAATAAGAAATCTTCAATCAGGGAAGCCTATAACATGGCTTCAATCTTTCTGAAGGAATATGACAAAGTGACTCAGGAAGAGATTCACAAGAAATTCTATCAGTCAGAAGAATCCCTATAGATCTACCGATATGAGCAGTCCGAACCTATATAAGAATGACAGAGATCCACAAGAAACAATGTATGGTCTCTTCATAGTAATACTCTTTATCCTGTTCATGGCAGGAATATTTGCAGGCATAAAAAACTTTTAGACATGGCAAAGAAGATAAACAAGGAAGCAAAGAAGCAGTTAGCAAAGGGAGATATTCTCACCCCGATTTCAATTGATGACATAGGAGGAGACTCTGATGTATGCTTCGGTAAGAATTATGATCTCTCAACTGAGGAATGCAGGATGTGCGGAGATTCAGAGCTATGCTGCATAAAGATGGCAGCACTTCAGGGAAAGACTCGCAAAGCATTAGAGGAAGAGAATCACTACAAAGATCTTGAATCTCTGATAGATAAAAAGGCAGTGTTCAAATCTATTCGAGCATATCAGAGGAAGAATCTGGAAAGAAAAGAGATATATGACAGGCTTCAAGCTAAGTATCAGTTAGCTTATGAAGATGCTCGTCATCTGTATAGAGAATTTCGTAAACAACATAAATCAACTAACTAATGGACAAACCAGTTTATTTTCAGAACATTCTCTTCAACAAGGTAAGAGAAGTGAAGAGCCCAGAAAGGGCTAACATCCATGATGCAGGCATAGACTTCTTCATGCCTCAGATCAATGAGAAATTCGTTGAGGATTTTCTTGCAAAGAATCAGGACAACAATTCTATTATCACTCAGAAGTGTCTGATAGTTCCTCCTGGTAACCGGGTTCTCATTCCATCAGGTATCAGAGTATGGATTCAGGACAAGCAGTCTGCACTTATTGCTGCAAACAAATCAGGCAGAGCTACTAAAGATGGAATTATATTCATGGCTCAGGTAGTAGATGCTGATTACACAGGGGAAGTTCATCTGGGAATTCACAATCTCTCTTCAAAGAATCTCATTCTCAAGGAGGGAGACAAGGTAATCCAGTTCCTTCACTTGCCAATTCTAATGACTGCTCTGGTAGAGGTGGATGATGAATTCTATAACTGGGCATCACAGGACACAGATCGAGGAGTTGGAGGATTCGGAAGTACAGACGGGAAGCAGGGTGAACTATTTCCATCAGAAAAATACTAGTCAAGATGGATAAATTAGAGGAGAATATAAGGGGGTGTCCCGGATACCACATTACCCGGGATGGTAAATTAATAAATCTTAAGACAGGAAAACTTAAGAAGTGGTTTTTTCATCATCGTTACTATCGTATGATATTAAACCATAAGAATATTAAATTACACAGGGTATTAGCTGAAGCTTATATACCTAATCCTCATCACTATCCTTTAGTTAGACATCTCAACGGTAATGCTAAAGATAACAGGCTAGAAAATCTTGCTTGGGGAACATTTCGGGATAATAGAGTGGATGATATTAGAAATGGATGTAATGATATACGAGGAGAAAATAATCCTGGATGGCACATGTATGGTAGTAAGAATTATAATGCCAAGCTATCTCAAGGAGATAGAATAGTTATTAAGTTTCTTAATACTATGGGCTTCTCTAAGAAGGAGATATGGGCTTTGTTTTCTGAACGGGTATGTGAGGCTACCATTACCAATGTAATCAAGAGTAAACATTTATAATATTTATAAACCTTAAATTTTTATTATTTTGGATAGTAGAGACTTCAATCAAGAGCCGCCAGTAATAAAAGACGGTAGGTATCTGGAGAAGATATATGAACTCCAGATGGATCTAATAAACGAATATGTTAAGATAGAGAGGACTCCAGCTCCCCCTATCAACATAAATACTAAATCATCCCAGGTGCTTCTCAAGGATTTTACTGGAAGAGTTATAGAGGAGCTTGCAGAGGGATATGAATCTCTTATAGAGGTAGATGCTCTCACTCAGAAAAACAGACTCTGGCAATATGAATATGATGAGAAGGACATGGTTATGTGCTTTAATCACATGCAGAATGCTTCTGAGGAAATGGCAGATGCTATGCACTTCATGGTAGAGCTTCTCATATATGCCAATATCCAGCCAGAGGATATCAATGAATATGTATCCAGGTTAATACCTGCAACCGATGAAGTTGGTCCAGAGCTTCACAACAATGTGATTGCAAAGTGCATGATAAAGGGTACTTCAGATATACGGGAAATGTATCCTGAGATCCTGAATTTAAGGTTTGTTCCTATGAGAAATATATGGACTAACTGCGATGCGGATCTTTCATTGCCTAAGAATGAGAACCTTATTCACTGTGGATCCCGGTATAATCATGATTATTATCGGTTATTCAAGGCAATGCTCTGGGATGTAACTTATCATCTGAACATTGCAAGAAATTTCCTTAAGAATAAGCCATGGAAGCAGTCCCAGATGATGACCAATGAAGAACTTTATCAGGAAGAACTGGTAAAATCATTCATAGCAATGATGGGGGCTTTCTATGAGATGGGTATAGATGACACCAACCTTTACTATATCTACTTCAAGAAAAATCTAACGAATCGCTTTCGCCAAAAATCGCTATATTGAATTGTAGGGTAACTATAAAGATAAAATTTTGAATAATTAAATAATTTATGAAGAGTTTTACATTCAAGGATGCTGAGACGGCATGGTCTGAGATCAACAAGATGTTTCTCCGCCAAGATGAAGAACTCTTCAGTGAGGGTCAGGGAGCTGTAATAACAGACTCAGTCTATACCTATGGTCTCACCTTCCTCATAGAAGAGGCTCACTTCAATCCCGATTTTGACTTCGGGAAATTGATGGGATACTCCATAGGAAAATGGACATCCCTGCTTAATAACTACGTAGATCTGGATGCTCTTGACAAACTCAAGCTTCTGGTAAGGGAGTTCGAGAAGAACAAGGCAGTCAACAGAAACTACCATCTGGGATTCAATTTCTCGGATGCTCACGGCAACGGGAAGGGATGCCTTCTCTCAGGTATGTTCTCAAGGATGATATACATAGAGAAGCCGAGGCTCACTATCATAATGAGAGCTTCCGACATCACTACTCGTCTGGCATGGGATCTTCTCCTTGCTTGCCGACTCGGTGAATATGTATATGGTCACTCTGATTTCACTATAGAAGTCATCATGAGATCTGCATTTGCTACAGATATATCTCTCATGCTCTATAATGGATATGAATCGATGGAGGATATAATTCCTACCATAGAGAACGAGGAGAGAAGGAAGAGAATAAAGAAATGCCTGAGGAAGGTGAGAAAGGCTTCAGAAGCTGGTAATGATCCAAAGTATCAGGCATATATGAGGGTATACAAGATCTTCAATCCTGAAGCCTATGGCAAGGAGCCTAAGTCACTCTTTGCTAAAGACTGTGAGATAGGCAATTGGGACGGTATTCCTCTCCCTGAAGTATGCCCTTCAATCTTGGTCAGGAACCAGATAAAGAAGGTATACCTGAAGTTCACTCAGAAGTACGGACTCAACCTTTTTGCCTCTGCTGACAAATCTAAGAAGGTGATAAACTTCTCTAAAGAGGCCCAGCTTGCTGGTGCGGGGGATGATCTTCCATTCGATGATGAAACTGAGGAATGATGCTCACTTACGAAAATTCACTTTCATGCTGGGAGGGCCTCAATGAGGCCTTCCTTCTTGATATAAACTTCTTTCCTCTGGTGACTAAGGGAAAGGGAGCTCTCTATGCCTATGATCAGACAGTGAAGATCAAGGATCCTCATATGCCTCCAGACTTTGACTTCGGAAAGCATTTTAACTACTACAAGAACAAATGGAATTCTCTGGTAAGGAATTACGTAGACATCCCGTCTCTGAAGGAACTAAAGAGAGAGATAGAGTTCTACGAAAACAATGGAAACGGATCAAGGCCCTACTCTCTCATATACCAATTCACAAACGTACACACCTCAGGAAAGAGATGCCTTCTATCTATGGTAGTGTCAAGACGGTATGGAAAGAAAAAGCCAAGGACCATATCCATGTATCTAAGGGCTTCTGAGATAACTAAGAGACTGGCCTTTGACCTACTTCTGTTTGAGAGAATCGGAGACTACCTGTTCAATGATGTAGAATGCACTTGGGAGCTGGTGATAAACACTAACTACTTCTTCCAGGATAAGCCCGTGCTTCTTATGTATCATGCTCACAAGGATGTATATGGCATACTCAAAGATGCTCCGCAACAAGTGAAAGATAGATTTATTCCTCTGCTTGACAAACTTCTCTCTTTGAAGCAAAGGGAAGTCAAATACAAGATATATAGAAGAGTTATCAGAGCAATAAATCCTGATGAAGATACTCGAGTTCCTGTTACACTAGCAAGAGATTGCAAACTATTCATTCGTGAACCCAATAGAAAGAAGGAACATGGAACCAATATTTGTAAGTATCAAGGAAGAAGACATTCCAAAGAGCCTGAACAAAAAGGAAAGGTACAAGATATGCTACACAAGAAACGGAACAGACTGGGTGTCAACCGCAATGCTCAGTGAGGATGATCTCCGTACTTTCAGGAATACAATCAGACAATTTTTAAGAGAACTAAAACATAGGAGAAACAAGAAATGAGGGTAAAACATGATAATATACCAGGGTATCCGGGATATTATATATCTCCAAGGGGTATATTATGGTGTAGAAAACTTAGAGGATCCACTAAAGGTACACTTACTTCTACTTGGTATAGAATGAAGGGTTCTATTAATCAAGGCAGAAGGTATTATAATTTATGGAATCATTGCTATCATAAGAAGTATAAAGCTTATAGATTGGTAGCTATGGTATATATTCCTAATCTCGAAAATAAACCTTATGTATGTCATAAGGATAACAACCCACTTAATGATAGGGTAGAAAACTTATACTGGGGTACAGCTTATGAAAACAATCACCAATGTATAAGAGAGGGAAGATCAGTACATCCTTCTGGTAAAGGTCATCCTCTATATAATATGAGAGGAGAATATCATCCTGCTTCAAAAACTTCTGATTTAGTTCGTAAACAAGCTATAGAATTGGTGAACAAAGGTCTAACTCAATATCAGGTAGCTAAGGAACTAAATAAAAGCCAAGGTTGGGTAAGTAGAACTTATAATAAGTATAATTCTAAATTTTATAATCGTGAGAATCTACGCTAATAGTTATGAGTTGATGTCTGAGATGGGTCGTAATCTGTATGAAATGGGTGCTACAGTAAAACCCAAACATTATCAGAACAAGAACATAGAAGGTAAAGAGGACTTTGTAACTAAGGAACTTATCTGTGAACAGTATTGCTTACTTGAGTTACCAGATCCCGAGAACCTTTTCATCTTCATGGAAGAAGAAGCCAGGGAATGGGCTGAAGCTGAATTCCAAGAAAGGATATCGGGTGAGTGCATTAATCCAGGAGAAGCCTGGAAACTCAGGAAGAATATCTGGGAAGAATTCCTGGTAGATGGTAAGTTTGATTATACTTATCCTGAGAGGATCAATCAGTTAGTAATGTATGATTATTTGCCCACTACTAAGCTAAAAGCCGTTATCAAGCTTTTGAAAGAAGATCCAGATACCAGGAAAGCTATTCTGAATATCTATGGGTCTTTCTATGATTATCATTCTCATGTGGAGGATTATGACAGGTTGGATGGTCATGCAAGAATACCATGCTCTATGTACTATGACTTCCTTATCCGAGAAAATCAAAAGGGTGAGAAGATTTTGAACATCACCTACCATCAAAGAAGTTCAGATTTTATAACCTTCTTCGGTACCGATGTATACTTTGCATGGAAATTGATGGAATACGTGGCAGATAAAGTGGGAGTAAAACCCGGGTACCTCTATCATACTATAGATTCTATTCATGCATATAAGAAAGACTGGGTCAAATTGAAAACCTCACTTTCTGATATGTAGTTTCCATATAATTATCAGTTTGTTCATCGGGGAGGGAAACCTCCCCTTATTTGATTAAGACAGAATGGAATCAAGGTATCACATAATAAGAGATGTACGAGAACTGGACAGGCTCATTACTGCTTGCAAGTCAACTGGATATGCTTCTTGCGATTTCGAAACAAATGCAAGGCCAATATATAACAAGGATTTCTATCCCACTATCTTATCAGTCACCTTTCAAGCTGGTTCTGGATGCTCAATCCCCCTCAACCACTTTGAAATGCCGGAGAATCATCCCTGGAAGCAGTGGCTGAGGAAATTCGGAAGAGAGGTGATAGAAGATCCCAACATAGTTAAGGTAGGTTGGAACTGGAAGTTTGACAATCAGATATTCTACAAGTACGGGATATACTTCAAGGGGACAGTCATAGATGCAATGCTTGCAAAATACATTCTCAATGAGAATCGTCCCAACGGATTGAAGGAGATGGTCAAGAGGTATCTTCCTGAATATGCTAACTATGAGAAAGCATTGGAAGATGATGATGGAAAGTCCGGGGTTAAATGGGATAAGATTCCTCTCGAAGAGCTCTGCAAATATGGATGCTTAGATACCGATATGACTTTCAGACTTGGCATATTCTTTGAGAAGAAGTTGCTAGACAACGATATGTATTATATCTTCCGCAATCTCTATATGCCGATGTCAAGGGTACTTCAAGAAACCGAAGCAAATGGTCTCTTCCTTGACAGGAAATTCAATGAGCAGCTTCTTGCAGAGTACAAACCAAAGATAGACAAAGCCCTCGAGGATATATACAATCTCCCCAGGATGCAGAGACTTCAGAGGGAATATGAGACAACTAGAGTACAAGCTTATCTCGACAAAGTTCAGGAAGAGATAGATCAACTAGACCCTGATGATCCCAAGGATGCAAGGAAGATAAAGACCAGAGAACAGAAGATAGCCAGAGTTCAAGCAGGGGAATATGGAAACAAAGAAGAGAGGGAGTTAGTGAGAAGGATAAATCTGGGGTCTCCGAAAGATCTCCCTTGGCTAATGTATGAAGCAGAAAGAGGATTCAATTTCCCTGTACTTAAATATTCAGATGCAGGTAAACCCTCTACTGATGAAGAGACCCTTACAAATCTACGACTCAAAGTAAAGAATCCTGAATCAGCTAAGGCGGTATTCCTTGATAGACTTCTCGATTATCGGGCTCTCACTAAAATGTATACAACTTACATAGAGGGGTGGCATGACAAGGTTCAGGATGATGATAAGTTGCATGGTAGATATCTTATACATGGGACTACTTCTGGTCGCCTTAGTAGTCAAGATCCCAATATGCAACAAGTCCCTAAAACCTCAGTAGACCCTAATATTAAGAAACAACTTGTTGCTGCTCCGGGAACCTTATACTTTGTTATGGATTACTCACAGGCAGAGCTTAGAATAATGGCCCACCTTTCGGGAGACGAAACTTATTTGAAGGCTTTCAGGGAAGGTCAGGACCCTCATCTTGCTATTGCTGCTCAGAAGTATGATACTCCTTACGAAGAAGCTGAAAAGATATATTCCAACGAAGAACATCCCGATTACAAATTATGGAAGACAAGAAGGAAACAAGCAAAGCAGATTGTATTCGGATTGATCTATGGAATCCAAGCAAAGCTTCTATCAGTAAAGTTATCAGATCCAAAAGCCGGACTTATAGTTACTCCTGAAGAAGCTCAACAGATGCAGGATGAATTTTTTGAACAGCACCCTAAGATCAAGAAATACATGGCTAAACAGGAGAAGATTCTCAAGAAGCAGGGGTATATAACTTCTCTTTTCGGAACTAAGAGAAGACTCCCAGAAGTATATTCAGATGATAATGCTGAAGCTGCTTATGCTATTCGTCTAGCAGTTAACTTCCCTTGTCAATGTGCAGCTTCTCATATGACCCAGTTCGGATGTATTCTCAATTACTGGGAAATGAAACAGGGTAATTATCCTCCAATGAAAGAAGTAGCTACAGTGCATGATGCACTCTACTACAATATTGAACCCAAGTATATAAATACATATACGGTATGGAAAATATGGGATACTCTCCGAGATCCTCAGACCAAGAAATATTTTGGATTCCAGATAGATGACGTACAAATGGATATGGATGTTACTATTGGACGAACTATGGCTGAGGAATTACCCTTCATTCCAGGGTACGACTATAATAAAATGCTTCAGCCTGATTTTGATGTAGATGCCTACATGGAGGAGCATAAGAAATACAAAGGGATATCTACTGGAGATTACCCTAAGAAATTCCCCGAATTATTTGAACAGGGCAAGCAATGGAAAAAGTTAAAATAAAGGATATTAAAGACAACGTTCTAGAGGTTAAATACAAAGGGAAGAGTTATTCCATTAATATAAGTGAAGAACTCTCTTTGGATGAAAAAACCCTGAACAGGCAGCTCAAGGATTCCCCTTCCAATTATGAGTTTCTTTGCCATCTGAAAGATGAAGCTTGCAGAAGGAGGGATAACCTTGAGAGGGAGAAGGATGCAGTATTCTCTGAGGTATGGTTATTCTACAAGGATTCAGATTCCAGGATGTCTAACGAATCAGCCACTCACCGAGCAACTAAGAATCAGAAGTACCAGTCTTATCTCAAAAAATACATCCTAGCAGATTACAAAGCTAACCAGCTTATCTCAATCTGCAAGGCTTATGAAAATAGGGAACGCATATTGCAGACACTAAGTGCTAACATTCGTAAACAACAATAATCATGAACGTAGATCTTAATTTAATCAACACAGAAAAAGCCAAAGAGATTTGTGAACATCTCCTTGGAACCCCCACAGAGAATCGAGTAGTAGTGGCATTCAGTCAGGGAGATAAGAAGACTGATTCTGGTCTCTTCATCCCTACTAATGTCAAGGAAGATCTTCCTAAAAAGGGTGTGATAGTTGGATTCGGTCCAATCACTGAAGAGAATTATACCTATCAGGATATGCTTTCAGTGGGATCCATCATCACCTACGGACTCTATGCAGGCAAAGATGTAGAACCTTCTTTCAAAGACAACTATCAGGTTACCGATCTGAAGTTCTCGGTTCTATCTCTCAATGAAATCATATATGTTGAACCAAATAAGTAATACAGATATGAAACCAGACAAAAAGAAAAAGTCAACCTCTTCTATGAGTACAAGGGAGAGGATGATGCAGAGGAAAAAAGAACTTGCATCTAAGGGATCAGGATCAGGCATTATCTATCCGAAAGAGGGAACCCTAAGGGTAAGACTCATGAATCAGGGTCCTGATAAGGAATTGGGTCTAGAGGTAATCCAATTCTATCTCGGACCAAAGGTAGGAGGAATCCTTTCTCCTGCTACTTTCGATGAACCATGTCCGTTCATGGAGAAATATCAAGAACTCAAGGCAAGTAAGGATGAGGGAGATCAGGAGCTTGCAAAGAATCTTGCTCCTCGCAGAAGATACATCATTGGGGGTACTTGCTACAAGGATGAAAAGGGTAAGGAGGTAGATCCTGATAGAGTATGCAAACCAATCCTTGTACCATCTTCCGTATATCAGGATATCATAGATCTCTATCTGGATGAGGATGACTGGGGAGATATGACGGATCCAGACGAGGGATATGATATCAAAATTTCAAGGTCAGGGTCAGGTAAGATGGACACTACCTATTCCGTGACTGCTTGCCCGGGAAAGAAACCTCTCAATCCTAAGTACGTGAAAGAGATGGATCTAGAGGAGGTAATGAGGAAGCAGATGAAATCCTACGATGAACTTGAGGAAATGCTCAGGGATTATCTCAATGAGGATGAATACAAAGAGGGCAGAGACATAGATGAATCTTTCCAGAAGAAAGACAAGTCTAAGCTCAAGAAGAAAAAGAAAGTACATCACGGGGATATTTAATACTATCTCTTGCTGAAAACACTAGTACACACACTTATTCCTTTTAATTCAATTCAAGAACTAAGCTTTTGGGACCTTCGTTGGGAAATGCGGGTCCCTTTTTTAACTAATAAAACTCACATATCATGGCAGATAAAGAACAAGCAACCTTAGAAGAGGTAGTAAAATCCTCTGCATTCAGAGAATCTATCAAGGCTCAAGTATTTGCTCACCTTAATAGGCCAATTCCGGGAGAGGGTCTAAGGTTTAAAAGAACTGGGATGGATGAGCTTCTTGATATGCTTCCCAAAGATACTGAAACTATCATCAATCAGATAATCAATCTGGGTATGGATGTAGCCTCTAAGAGATCCAGATTATCCGCTCGACTCAGATATACCGTAAAAGTAATCTGGGCTAAGGCAATACAGGCATACTTCAAATCACAAGAACATGGGAAAGAAAAAGACGGGTCTGAAGATTCCGAATAGTTTCCCCGACAATGTTCAGCCTGGATATTTTATCACCCGTAGTGGTATCTTATTCAGTCGCATAGAGAAGGGTAGTCATAAGTTGGGAAATACTTATAGGGCGAGAGATAGATATTCTCTTTCTAATGGCAAATCTGTTAAATATTTGAAGACAGAAATAAGGGGTAAAAAGTATTATGTACACAGGTTAGTAGCTGAAGCTTATATACCCAATCCTGAAAACAAACCCTGTGTGGGTCATAAAAACAATAACCCCTTAGATAACAGGGCTTCCAATTTATATTGGTGTACTCAGGAAGAAAATATGCGACAAATGGTAAGGGATGGTAGATCCTTGGCTAAAGAAAAGAATCCGGCTTGGAAAGATCGGGATCTTGATTATATAGGAGAACTTTATGCTTCTGGTAAGGGAATTGTAGAAATATCCCAGATGTTATCTTTAAGTAAGCATATTGTACAAAGAAGTATACAAATCTTATTCAAGAAGTTATGGGACGAAAGAAAATAAAAATACCTTCAATGAATGATATCAAACGCAAGTTTGGTGCTTTTCATATAGCTAGTGAGGATGATGATTCCAAAAAACCCTGGCTTCCTACTGAAATACCTGCTCTAAATTATATCATGGGAGGAGGTATACCTTTTGGAAAAATCCTTGAGATATTCGGTGAAGAATCTTCAGGTAAAACTCTTATGGCTTACAATTTCGCTAAGTGCTGTCAATCTCTGGGTGGAGTAGTACTATGGGTAGATGCTGAACAATCTTTTACTAATTCTTGGGCTAAAGAAAATGGTTTGGATCTAGAGAAGGTAGTGCTATATTCTGAGACCTCCATAGAAAAGATTTCGGATTGGATTGCTTCCATGGCTCTATATTGGAGATCCCAATTATTACACAATGAACCTATATTATTGGTCTTGGACTCTGTATCAGCCTTAGATACTGAGTTAAATATAGATTCTGAGATGAGTAATGCTTCTGCCGATATGGGAAATAGAGCTAAAGCTATCTACAAATATTTCAGGATAAGGAATGAGATGCTCTATTCTCTGGGTATAACTCAGATATACATTAATCAGCTTAGGAAGAATCTTAAAGCTGGTATGTTTGAGAATCCCGATACTACTCCTGGAGGTCAGGCTCTTAGATTCTATGCTGCCATAAGAATGGGTATGTATGGAGGGAAGAATATAACCGAGAAGATCAAGGGAAAAGAAAGAAAAGTAGGTAGATATGTATCTATTCGTACTATCAAGAACAAGGTTGCTCCTCCACGAGGTACAATGAAGGCTACTCCCATTTATAACAATCCTCGTTATCATGAAGTAGGTTTTGATAGATATCACTTCTTAGATGAAGTACTTATTGAAGAAGAAGTTATAGAATCAAACCGCGGTATTTATAAACAGGGGGATAAAGTAATTGCTAGGGGAGCAGAGAAATTCAAGGAGGTAATAGAGGAAGATAATAAGTTACGCAGAAAACTTTTAAGGGAAGCAAATATAAATACTCTCAGTACTACTAGAAAACTTCTGGAATCTTTGGAAATTAACCTTTATCCAGTGGATGGAGTAGATACTGATGATTTTGAAGAGGAGGAAGATTACGATGAATAAAAGGGACCGACTTCTGCTTATCATAGATGGGTCTAATTTAGCCCATAGAGCATACATAAAGTTCGACAAACTTAAATCGCGAAAAGGGGTTCGAACAGGCATGATCTATGGGTTTATTAGACTCTTACAACAATACACCTTCCGATTCAAACCGGGATATCTGGTAGTAGCCTTTGATACTCATGAGAGCAAGGAATCTAATTTCAAGAAGAAGCTACTCGAAGGGTACAAGGCTCACAGGGAAAAGAAAATAACCATAGATTATGAAGACTTCAACCGACAGCTCAGAGTCATCAAGAGACTTCTCAAATATATGGGAATACCCACAATCTGGGATTCCGTTGGACTTGGTCACGAAGCAGATGATTATATCGGAAAGCTCGCTGCAAATCACAGGGGAAAGTCAATCATCATCTCTTCAGATAAAGACTTCTGTCAGCTTCTCATTCTGGATAGAATAAAGGTATTCAATCCTGCTAAGGAGGGGATGATCCATAAGAGGAACTGCAAAGAAATCATGGGATATTCTCCTGAGGAGACAGTAGATTGGCTATGCTTAGTGGGAGATACTTCAGATGATATTCCGGGATATAGGGGAATAGGTCCTGTGAAAGCAAGGGAATTCCTCAATAAATATGGGTCAGTCAAGGCATTCTTAGACTCCGATGCAGAGGAGAAGAACATAGAAAAAGAAGCAATGAGATTGACTTATGATAGAAACGTCCTTTTGATATCTTTCAAAGAGGGAATGAAGCAATATCCCATAACTAAGTTCCCCATACAGGAGACAAAGGGAATGGATGAAGACAAACTCAGAAAGATCTTCACCAAGTATACTCTCATGAGTTTCTTGGTACCCGAATTCTTACAGCCGTTCTATACATTGAAAAAATATAATCCGTACAAATATGCAAACAGAAAACCGAATATCTAATCCCCTGAGAATCAACTTCACAGGAGTATCAGGGATTGGGAAGACAACTCTTGCTAAATGGGTAGCAGAGGAGTTCAAGATCCCTTTCCTTTCAGGATCTTACTCGGATCTTGTTCCCTCTACTAAAGATATGCCTCATCAGAATATGATCACTCAGGATGTTAATACTGTATATGCTCAGGATATGCAAGTTCTCAATCTGAGAAACAAACTGTTCCAGCAGCATCCTCAGTATGTATCTGATAGATCTTATCTTGATTCTGCTGCATATCTCATAAACAAACTCTCTCACAGAATCAAAGAATGTGACACAGAATCTTTCCTTGAGATATGCCATGCTCTTACTGGAGTTCAGATAACTCATCTCATCTTCATGCCTTTCACTTATGATTATGTGAAGAGATGGGAGATGGAGGACAACAACAAGAGAGTTCTCAACAGGTATTATCAATGGGAAGTATCTACTCTCATGTACAGGATTCTGTATGAGATGTGGGGATTCTCCAGAGACTGGGAGAATGTAGATGCTTGCTCTGGATTCATAACTATAGATCACCAAGACAGGAAATGGACTACCAGAGTACTCATTCTCAGGTCTATGAATCTGGAAGTGAGAAAGGGTATAATCAAAAGGTGGATAACTGAAGAGCAATGAAGAAAGTAATAGCCATAGCTTTTTCTGATCTACACATACATGATTGGGCTAAATTCAACCCAGAAAACAAGAGGACTCTCAATCATCTGGGGGTCCTCGATTTGATTTATAAGAAGTGTAGAAAGTATGGAGTTCCTGCTCTGTTCTGCGGGGACTTATTCCATAAGCCTGAAAACATGAGCTTGAATCTCTTCAAGCTGGTGAACAAGAAGTTCAAGGAACTAGATAATCCCTATGAACTCTGGAAGATGTATGCTATCAGCGGGAATCATTCACTCGGAGGAGTAGCAAAATATTTGCAAAAATACCCCTCTTGGGTCGAAGAATTTTCTAAACTGTACAATTGGTTAGAATGCATTGACTTCCAAAAGATTCCTCTTGGAGATGATTATTGGGTGTATGGAGTGCCTTATATGGACCATAATATAGGTCTAAATGAATTCATAAAGGGGATAACCCTTGACAAGAAGAGAAAGAACATTCTTCTGCTTCATACTGATTATCCGGGAGCTAAAGATACCGATGAATCTGAGGTTGGTACTTGTGAGAATCTGAATACAAATCTTCTTCAGGCTTTTGACTTGGTTCTCATAGGTCATATTCACAAGCCTCAGAGACTGGGTAAGAAGATCTATATGCTGGGAGCTCCCCTGCAACAGAGAAGAACCGACAGGGATTGCAAGATGGGCTACTGGAAGATCTACTCGGATCTTTCCATGAAATTCAAGGAAATCAAGGGTATGCCCAAGTTCATAGATGTAGAATCTCCTGACCAGATAAAAGATGACAGCAATTACTACACTGTCATATCTAAGCCAAAAGAGGTAGAATTCCAAGAGAATAAAGTGACCAGAGATCTATCCAAGAGAAAGCTTGTGAGGGAATATATGAGGGCTAAGAAAATCAAAGACACCGACAAGAAACATCTGTTACTAAATCTCATAAAGGAGGCTGAAAATGATTGAATTCACTAAGATAAACATAGAGGGATTTGCATCCATAGGCAATTTGGATCTACCCTTGAATCAGACTGGTACAACTATCATACGAGCAGCTAACGGGTTTGGGAAGAGTTCTGTACTCAATGCTCTCATCTGGTGTCTGTATGGTAAGACTGCAAAAGGCATATCTCAGGTAAATACCTGGGATTCAGTGAAACCCAAAGAATATCATGGAACTAAAGTACAGGTATTCTTCAGGGATGACAAACATTCCTATTCTGTAATTCGCTGTCAGTCATATTCGCTTGAAGTGCTTGAAGCAAAAGGTGCTAACAGGCTCATTTTCCTTGTAGATGCTGATGTCGTAAATCTTCGAACTAAGCCTGAGATACAGAAAGAGATAGAAAAGACTCTTAAGATGTCCTATGACTTGTTCATGAATACTATCATGTTCGGTCAAGGAATGCAGAGGATGATTCAGGCATCTGGATCAGATCAGAAGGCTCTGTTCGAAGAAATCTTTGATCTTAATTATCTAACTAAAGCTAAGAAGATAGCCCAGGAAGAATACAAGGAATGTCAAGAGAAGATATCAGATCTGCAGGTCAACATCTCTGCTGCTAAAAAACAGATAGAATCCTATACTAACAGCCTGAAGTCTATCAAGGAAGAAGATGAGCAGTGGGAGACAAGGCAGAAGAACAAGATAAAGAGGTACACGGATTTCATCAACGCATCAACAAAGGAACTTAGCGAATTGAGGCCTAGAATAGAAGATCCTCAAGAATATAGGGCTAAAATAGAAGAGCTGGAAAATCAGATAGAAAAATATGAGGAGATGTATGACAAAGCCGAAAGGGCTTCTGAGGAACCTTTATCCGAGTTAGTCAACAAGATTATCAAATGGTTGCAGATGGATGACAAAGACAAGGCTCTGAAATATTTGAGGAATATCCGGTCTCAATTTGCTACTATGGAGAAATGCAACAGCTCTCTCAGGGTATTCAGAAAAGATCTTCAAGAGGCTAGAACTAAGCTCAGGGACATAGAAAAATCAATAGACAAAGAAAGGCGAATCAAGAAGCAGATCCAGGATTATAAAGCTTTCCTTGAAGAGACTCAGAAAGAGAAGAAGCCGAGGTCTAAGTCTACCAAAGAATTCAAGAAAGAGATAGAATATCAGAAAGAACAGGTGAGAAACTTGGATTCTCAGGTTAAGCCTCTTGTAATAAAGAGGGACAACTATAAATGGGCAGTAGACGATCCACTTTCTAACAACGGGATAAAAGCTTTCCTGTTTGAATCAAGCCTTGACAGTCTCAACGATATACTCAAAGAATATTCTGAGATCCTGGGATTCAACATTCAGTTCGGGGTAGACATGGAATCTGCAAGGAAAGACTTTGTAGTGCACATAAACTTTGAGGGAGAAGATGTAAAATATGAGGAACTCTCTGGAGGTCAGAAACAGCTGGTTGCAGTTGCAATGGCATTTGCTATGAATGAATCCATGTATCAGGCAAATCACATAAACGTAACCTTTCTTGACGAGGTATTTGAATCCCTGAGTTCCGACAATGTAGAACTGGTATGTGCTCTCATCCTAAAGATCTACAAGGGAAGAACCTTGTTCCTCATCACCCATCAGGATTCACTTCCTCTTTCTCAGGCAAGGATCCTAGAGGTTGTAAAAGAGAAAGGTATATCACAATACCATTGGAGGTAGCCTGACTATTCTGGATTGATAACCTCTAAATCAATCCACAATGAATTCTAATGTACCTGGGTATCCCAATTATCACATAACCAAGGATGGGATCTTATATTATCATAGAAAGGGGAAATGGTATCCTAAAAGATATTCTGTTTCCCCTTCTAATCATCTAGAAGTAAGATTATGGAGAAATGGTAAAAAAAGACACTTTGGTGTTCATCAGATAGTAGCTTTAGCTTATATACCTAATCCAGATAATAAGCCTTGTGTATGTCATAAGGACAATAATCCTCAGAACAATCATTACAAGAATCTTTATTGGGGTACCTATAAAGAAAATTCTGAACAGATGGTTAGAGATGGTAGATCTTTAGCAGGAAGTAAAAACCCCATGTATGGTAACTCTGGACCAGGTCTAGGTACTTTTGGAGAGAAAAACTTCAATTCTAAATATCCCAATAAACTTATTATCAAAGCTGTAAAAGAGAGATTATCGGGAACTAGTCCTCAAGAAGTATGTAGGAAATATAACCTTAATCACCTTAGTAGATACGTCAGAAAATATAAACTCGGATATTATGGCAACCAAGATTAACTCTAAAAAGAAAGGCAATAAGTGGGAACGAGTTGTCTGTCATGTGATGGAAGAATGGACAGGATATGAATTTTCAAGAGTACCCCAATCAGGAGGTTTAAGATGGAAAAACCGGGAAGAAGTGGTATCAGATGTTATATGTACTGATGAAAAACATGGTAGAAGATTTACTTTGGCCATAGAATGTAAATCTTATCAGGACATTAAATTTGAACATATACTGCTGGGAAATGAGGGGGCTAAGATCCTTCAATTCTGGAGTCAAGTAAATGAAGATGCAAAAGCTACTAAGAAGATACCTCTCCTTATAATGAGGTACAATAATATGCCTAAAGAAGAGGCTTTTGTAGTACTAGATAAGTCTTTCTTCAACAATTTTTTAGAGAATGATATATACTTTTCTAAGTTCTCTCATCCTATAATGGCTATAAGACTTAACTCTAATGAGGCCTTCTATATATTTATGCTCTCAGATCTAAAGTCCATAGACTATCAGGAATTCCATAAGATAGCAAGGAAATATCTCAAAACCCTTTACAAGTAACACCATGAAACGTACCCCATATACCTATGCTATATGCAGACTCGATAGTAAGCTTTGGAATCAGATAAATAAAGAGCTCCGAGAAAGGGGGTACAAGCATATAAGGGCTATAATCCCCGTAGTGAAAGTTCCCTTGAGATCTAAGGCTGGTCACAATGATACTAAAGATGTTCCCCTCCTGTTCAATTATGGCTTTGTCAGGATGTCTACTAAGAGAGCTTTTGATCGCCAGTTCCTCAGGAAATTAAGGAATGCAATCCCCGGGATAACTGGATGGGTACACAACACAGTTACCATGCACCCCAGAAAACTCAGAAGGAGGATAGACAATGCAGAAGACTGGGATGATTTCTCTCAGGTTGCTACTGTATCAAGGGAACAGATCAAATTCTACAGAAGGATGGCTAGAAAGAATACCTTATATTCAAAGGATGCCGTTCTCAATCTTCACAGAGGAGATTATATAGTCCTGCATGGATATCCCTTTGAGGGTATGGGTGCTGAGGTATATGATGTAAATCTCAGTACCAAATATATCTCTCTGGGCATACAGATGGGAAGAGGTCAGTTGGAAATACAACTTCCCTTAGACAAAGTGCTCTATTCAATCTATCAGGATTTTGACGAGGAAACATTCATAAACTCAAGCGAAAAGAAGAACATAGAAGCTTATGGAGACGTATCAGGAGAAAGCATGGGATTGCTTGACGGAGAAGGAACAGAATAGCCTGTTCTTGAATATAAGTCAGGGCAAGTCAACTTGGGAGGTATCAGAGATGCTAAAGACCTCTCACTACAAATATCTAGAAATCAAAGCAAGATCCGAGAAGTTCTTCAGACTGTTCTCGGATTATTTTTATCTGTATGGAGATCTGTTTACTCCAGAATCCACTCGAATTACAGATCAATACTTCAGGGATTATCTCAGGGGAGCAATGCTAAAGAGACTTCCAAAAGAAGAAGCAAGTGTTTATGCAGGAGATTCTTCTTGGCTCCTCTATCCTGTGAAAAACGATCAGATACGGAGAAATGTATTGCGCTTGAGGGAATCAAAAGACAAATCATGCAGGGATCTGTATGCTCTCATCATGGAATTTGATCGATGGAACAACTATCGAATACTACCCCTGGATCTTCAGGCCCCGTCTCCATACAAGAGAAGGATGAATAAGAAGTACAAGGCATATATGAGGTACCTTCATACTCTTCCCAACTCTAAGATAAAAAATCTAGTGGGATATTTCTGGACAAGGGATGCCAAGAAGAACAGGTATTACACTTGCTTCATAAGCACTCAGTACAGAGAGGGGTATCAGGTGGTACCGATTCCATCTGAGAAATCTAAGAAGCTAGAAGAATTGACTAAGCTCAAGATGTATGTCTTCGAGGACAGGGTATCTGCAGAAGAATTCGGGCTCCTTGTGTCAACCTATTTCACTGAGGTAAATACTCAGAAGAGGGGCCTTAAATTCTGGAAGGAATTCGATGAATTAGTCACTAGCGCAGTGAATTACAAGGAAATAAACAACATTGACTTTTCTATCAACACTCTAGATACTGCATATCAGCTCAAAAGAAAGCCCATTCGGGAGCTCGGGAAAAGGGCCAGTGATAAAATTAAAAAATAATCCTTATATTTGCAATGTAATAATAAATAATATAAGGATATGATAACACAACGGGTACTTAATTCATTCCTCGATAATCTCCAAGTAAGGTTAACTCGGGGACACTGGTATGGACAATATTACATTGTCTTCGAATACAAGGGTGAAAGACACAGAATTCACTTCACTGAATCAGAAGTCTGGGATAACTATAATGACTATGATCATCCCGAAAAAGACCGGGAAGCTAAGATTTGGGTCTATGGAAGAATAAAGAGATATATGGAGGAACAAGGATTATGAGAAACAAAGGCAAACAGAAAGCAGATCACAGAGTAAAGGGTCCAAAAGAGAAGATCTCTCTCATGGGAGGAGGCTTTGCAAACATGACCTATAAGGATGTAAAGAGAAGAGCTATTGCTCTGGGAATGCCCTTCCCTGATGCAACGGAAGCAGACTTCGGAAAACTGGCATCCTATGTTCAAAAGGCTAACACTAAGCCTGATACTTCACTCATCGATAAATACGATGACTGGGTAGATAAGATCCTCGAAGAACGGGGATATGCAAAGAATGATCCGATGAGGAACTACATGCTCAGGCTCGGATATCTGGGGGAAGAGAATCCTGAAACAAAGGAAAGGAAGCCTAAGATAATCAAGGGACTTCCCAAGACTAAGAAACCACCTAGAGAAAAGGACGAAAACGGGTATTGGAAAGGGACAAAGAAGTCCTATACCTTTGAACTTGCAGCAAGGGGATATTCCCTCGAAAGAATCACTAGAAGAGTAATAAAGAAGTTCCCTGATGCAAATCCCAAGTCAGTGAAACAATGGTACAGGATATATCTTAGAAAACAGGAGAAAACCAAATGAGTCACGTCTTTCTCAGGCACAAGCTTCCGAAGAATCCCAATCCCGACTTAGTCTGGAAGAGTTCCATGGGGTTCGGACTTCATGGGAGATCCGAAGAATTCAAGAAATGGATCCTGAGAAAGGCCAGACCATATTTAATAAAGGGGGAGTTAGTTAATGATACACCAATCGAAATCAAGATCTACTACCAATACTACCTTGACAAGATCGTTCCAACCCATAAAGATCTCGGGAGACATAAGTTGGACCGAAGGATATACATCAAGAAGTATTATCCCTGGTGCTACAGAAATTATATGCCAACCGTTATACTTCAGGGATGGTGGTCTAGAAAAGAGGCCAGGAAATATTATCGGGAAAGGTTTGGTCCAAATGCTATTACTCATATCCGATTCATGTCAGGGGGTAACATTCTGGCAAGGGGGTTTGAAATCGGATGTTCTCTGCCCATCAACGGTAGATGGATACCCATAGTGAACAAGATTCCCTATGCCAGTGCTATGGAAGATAAACCTCTTCTCATAAAGGGGTTGAACAAGCACTCTAAGAGAACTGCAGAAAAGAAAGTTAATGTACGACTAAAATATTATCAGTATGGACGCAATGCAAGTGAGAGGATGCTCCATTATAAGCAAACTAGCAAGGCGGCGCAAAACCGGATATCAAAGGTTCAAGAGACTTTCGAAAGAAGAAAGGAGAGTCTTTATGAAGAGTAATCTTCCTCTGAACATGAAGATACTTGCTCTTGCATACAATGGCTTCACCAAATCGGGCATGAAGGAATCCCTGAAGTGGGCAAAGAAAAACTGGGATGACTACATCAAGGAAACTTCGGATTACTACCTATTTCTGAGGAAGAGGGGAATAAATCCTGATAATATCACAGAAAAACAGGCTTACAAAGAATTTATATTCAAGGGCTATGTTCCTCGGGAAGAATACGAAAGGAATCCAGATGCTTGGTATATCATATCTACTAGACCAGTGCTCGGGGTCAACTTCATCTATCCCAAAGAATATGGACATGACTATAAATCACTGCAGAAACTACCAGATGTCTATTGGGGACAATCCGAAGTGGGCATCCAGGGTTATACAAGGGTTGACATCAAATACTCATTATAATATGGAACTGAATACTTATAAGTCACAAGATTCTGTATATCCCCAGGAAATACAGATTAAGAAGATGAAAAAGAGGGTTGATACCGGCCAAGAAATAGAGGTCTCTTATGAGAATGTAACTCTGGCAACTCCGAACGACTATTTAAACCTGGTAGCAAAGGTATCCGAAGAGAACAGGGATTCCCTGAGGGTAACTGAAGAACTTGGATTTGAATACTACACAGAAAGAATACTTGTCAAACTATAGATTCACAAACCTTAAAATCAAATTATTATGGCAAAGAAAAAACCAGCCAAGAAGGAAGTCTCCAGGAAGGAGATCAACGGTAACATTATCATCACTTTTGATGATGGCTCTATTCAGATAATTCCCGCTCCTATCGACCTCACTGCCGAGGAAGCAGAAGCAATCTTCGGATCCGAAGAAGAGGAGGAAGAGGAGGAGGAAGAGGAAGAAGAAGACGATTCTGATGATGAT